TCAGTCCTCCTGCCATCTCCAGGATGGCCAATAATATCCCTGACCGAAGCGCGCGCCAGCATGAAGCGCGCAAGTACGGTCCCGTTCTGTTTCAATGCCTTCAATAAGCACATTCGCAGCGATTTTTGAACAAAGGGTGACCAGCTGTGTCAGCGCCTGCGTTTCACGTAAACGCCAGAAAGCGATCTTATCGATTTTTATTCCGCTTAATGGCAGGCGGCAGGATAAAAATGCTTGTCCTGACGCTTCATCAATATCATCCAGCCAGATCCGGTGTCCTCGCGCGGTCAACTGCTGAAGCGCACAACTCACCCTCAGACGCGCCGGGTCTGAGAGTGTAAAGAACGAGGCAGGCTCCACGAGTTCAATGTTCAGCGGTGGGCTGTTAAGTTGCAGTAAACGCTGGAACATTTCCGGTATGGTCAGAACGGTTATCGGCAAATTTATGAAAAGGTTGTCACAGGGGCAGGGGTTTTTTAACGCGGCGATCTGTGCTTCCAGCAGCATAAGCGCCCGGGCGGCGGACCAGTCCTTGAAAAAGCTTTCGTTTTGCTGATGCGGCGACAGCACGCTGAGCACTTCGGCCCCCACCGTGCGCGAAGATGAGAGGGCGACAATGGGTTCAAGCTTAATGCCTGTAATATCGTGTGAGATGTGCTGCACGCACGAGGGAAAACCTGTCTGGTCTGGCGCTGTCACTCCGTCGTCCTGTTCACTTCCAGCCTCCAGGCGGCCGGGTTACCGCTGGACAGTGTGAAGGTGAAGTAAACAGGAAAACAGCAGGCGTTACTTAAAAGCGGCTAAGCCTTTTCGCAGCCCGTAAAAGAGGGATAAATGTTGAAAAAACAGCCGTATTTACAATCAGCTAGTCATTATCGCCAGAGAAGGCGGAAAAGGCATTGACTCACTACGCATTGACCGTATAATTCCAGGCGTTTCACCACCGCGAAGTACACTCTTCTCCGTGCGCCCTTAGCTCAGTTGGATAGAGCAACGGCCTTCTAAGCCGTAGGTCGTAGGTTCGAATCCTACAGGGCGTGCCATTTAAAAACAGTTACTTACGCCAGTTTCAAGCCAGCCTGATTTTCTCCTTGTGTCGTATTTGTGTCATGGTTGCCAAAAATGGCATCAATTTTCCGTGCGTGTTCGCTTAAGTGGTTCGGCGCCAGGTGAGCGTATCGACGTACCATTTCGATGGACTCCCAGCCGCCCATTTCTTGCAGAACGGACAACGGAACGCCGGACTGAATTAACCAGCTCGCCCATGTATGCCGGAGGTCATGAAAACGGAAGTCTTCTATACCCGCTCTTTCCAGTCCAATGCGCCAGGCGACATTGTCATCCACTCGCATTTTGCGGACAGCCGGAGTGACGGTTTTATCCGGGCGCGTTGATGGCTTCGTGTGAACGAATACCCACCTGGAACTTTTCCCGATCTGATCCCTTAACACCCTGCATGCGGTATCATTCAGAGCCACGCCGATAGCCTTGCCCGCCTTCGCGTTCTCCGGATTTACCCATGCAACCTTTCTCTGCATATCGACCTGCTGCCACTCCAGATCAATGATGTTGGAGCGGCGCAGGCCGGTTGCCAGTGCAAATATTACAACTGGCTTTATTGACTCCGGCATGCAGGCGATAAGCCTTTCCGCCTCATCTCTGGTCAACCAGCGGATGCGTTTGCTGATCGGCTTTTTCGTTTTAATAACTGGGGCTGTTTTAATCCACCCCCAGTCATTAGCCGCAGCCTTAAACAGAGAACGCATAAAAGAAAGATGCTGGCTCTTTGTGGCCTGGCTAACCGGTTTATCGTTATACGGCGGCGGTTCCTTTCCCCGCCGGATTGCCGCGTCCCTGCGTGACTCCCAGATCTGAATATGCTTACGGTTGACCATCTTAGAAACAGCCTCGTTAACCTGCTCGGCTGTGATGGTCGAAATATCCCGCCCGGAGAAATGCCGCAGGAAGTATTCGATTTTGGTCTTATCGTCATCAAGTGACCGCTTATGCTCCTTCTCGCGGATCCACCTGATGCAACATTCCTCGAATGTCCTCGTCGGAAGCTCCCCAATTTTATCCACCCGCCAAGCTTCAGCCTTCAGCTTGTCGTGCAGCTCCTGCGCTTGTTTCTTGTCCCCCGTACCAAGAGATCGTCTAATTCTTTTCCCTGACGGCGTAACGAAATGACAGTGCCAGACGCCGCCTCTGAGGGTGATTGACATAAAATTTCTCCTTTATGTTCACCCGCGCTCGCGGAAACAGGATCGCGCGGGTCATGTAAATACGCAATACAGGCGACGTCGGTCGTTCGGTATTTGTTCCCGATCTTCTTCCCGGCCAGCTGCCCCGAGTCGATAAGACGGTAGACAGTTCTCGGTGAGACTTTCAGGAGTTTCGCTGCCTTTTGCGCAGTGAGTGGCTCTGCTGTAACCATCTCCCCTCCTATGACATTGTTTTATAAAACTGCGGGCCGTCGGGTGTGGCCGCGCGTAATTCGTTTTCCGCGTGCACTGAATAATTGCCGTCATCCCATCGCACCCAGGCTTTCGGGTGATCGCCTTCCGGCTCCAGTTGGCTATCCACCACGCCATGTATACCGCCGGTCTTCTTCTGGACTAATGCGCCCACATTAAAAGCAGCCATTGCACACCTTCCGGTTCGTGAAGAAATGAGATGAGAGCGCCCAGCGCCATAAGTGCGGCGATGAGCCAGGTCATGGGGTTTGATTGCATGATTAACTCCCAAAAGAAAACCCGCTCAGTGGCGGGTTCTATTTAGGTGAGGCAGGGATGTGGCGAACGGTCTATTCGGGCATTAAAGCGAGGAAATCTTTTTTATAAAGTTCTTTCAATTCAGACATAACCTCGGCAGAGGCCATTTCATGGGTAAGCAAAGTTCTGCCCAGACGTTTCTCAGCATCCTGCTGAAAATCAGAAAAACTCCCGATCAATACCCCAGTGTAGCCAGTTAGGATGGTGCACTGCTGTTGTGTAAGTTTCATCTAATTCCTCCTTTATGATGTCGGTATTCTATCGCACTAAGTTTTCGCACCCAATAGCCAACTCATAACTGGCTATCAGTTGCGTCAGTCGTCTTCATCTTCGTCCCAGTCCTCGTCGTAATATGGCGAGGCGAGAAGCGGGTTAGTTGCTGATAGAATCTCTCCAGCGGCACCCTGCCTCTGAAGTCGACGAAGCGCTTCGTAAAGCTCAAAAGCTTCCGTTCTCTCATCACCAATTTCGAGGGAGCACGCAACCTTGTGCGCCTCGGTTACCAGATTTGAAAGTTGGTTTCTGATGTCCTGAATGGTGCTCATAGTTCTCCTTACGCCGCACGCTGGGCGCGCAGCTTCTTCAGGTGTTCTGCTGTTTCGATTTCTTCGGCGATCCGCTCGGCCTGTGCTTCGGTCAGCGGTTCGAATTCGTGCTGAAAGCGGCCCATGCTGGCAATGCAGGTGCGGCCGTTGCGGATGTAGTGGACTACTTCGTGGGTAGCGCGGAGGATTTTGCATGGCGCGCCGTGGGGATCGGCGTACCAGGTGTTAGGTTGGATTATCCTGAACATTGGGCACCACCTTAAATTCGATTACCCAGACCCAAGGGTTGACCTTCCAACTCTCATCGCCGTAAATAGATGTCCAGAGGCGAGCAAATACATCGCTTAGGCAGTCACCACTTTCCATATCAGCAATACAGCAACCTTCTTTCGATGCATCAGAATCGCTTATGCTGTTTAACCTCTCTACCCGCACCCCGGTTATCTCCAACGTGATGCGGCTGGCCCAGCGCGGCATGTGAATCGAAGGAACCCATTTACCATACGGACCGTTTCCGTCAGCTGCGTAAAGAATGGCTGAACAACCAGCAGGCTCTTCATGATCAGGAACCGGGCTGAATGTTTCACGCACCCAGATGCGATCGCCGACGGCACCGAACGGACAGGCGTAGCCTTCATTCTCATCGGCAACGCCAAATACATCTTTCTTTGCAGGCTGCAAGTATCCGTTTTTATCGACCACGCCAGGCGTGTACCAGTGTGCGTTTAAATCCAGATCGTAACCGTTATGCGTTGGGTGGAAGCCATCAGACGGCTGAACTTTCATGACCCGCCGCGTCTGCGTCTTCCGCCCGTCGAGGATGGCGCGCACCATCTCGCCGTTAAAAATCATTCCGTACTCTTTCACTGGATCCCCCTCTGCTTGTTCCTCAATTCGATGACGCTCTGACACTCCGCGCACGTCTGGCAGCCGGGAACGGCAGCGCGCCGCGGCGCCGGGATATCCTCGCCGCATTCTGCACAACGTTCAGCTGATACGGCGTTGCGGTTTACTCGGTGAGCGGAAAGGGCGGCGTTACGCTGAAGCTCTTCAATCTCTGCTGCGGTATCGATGATGTCTGCCATGGTCAATTCTCCCGGAACTGTCGGTTAATTCGGTTGTAGATGAACGCCAGCAATAAAAAAGGCCGCTTTAGCGACCTGGTGTTTTGCGATGTCATGACTTTTCTCCATGCCGGTTGTTCCAGGCTGCAAGAGCCTTTTGCCTTTGGCCTGAAAATCGACCGGTCGCTTGGCATGAAGGGCTCGTGCAAGCTATTTGATAACCACAGAAATCAATCCCGTTAAATTGATGACTCATCCACTCAGCTTTGCACCCGCAGAAAGGGCAGGGCTTAATTTCTTCACTCAAGATTCAACTCCGAAGCGGCGATTAAGCCGACCTGTGTATACGACGAACTCCAGGAGGCTAACTCCCAGAGCTTCTATTTTCTTGTGATGCTTGTTGATGATGGGAGGTACCGTATCGTTCCAGTTAGGCTTTGGCTTTTTGCGCATGGCCTGCTGTATTTCTTCGGTGCAGCGGCGGCAGGCCGCGCGTATGGCGTTGTCTGTTTCTGGCGTCATGCGGACTCCCGGCGGGCGAGAAGTTTCGCCCCGAAAGCCATCAACTCGTCCCGGTCCACAGTTGCGAAGTGGCAGTGTGTACGCGGATACGGTCGCCAGATGATGAGCATCGAACCTTTATTATTTCCCGATACCGGCTTACCGGTGACCGGGTTGATAAACGCCAGCCGCCCGGCTGTGATGAAGCGAACCTCGCTGGCGGTCTGGATAGCCTCTTTGAACCAGCCAACCGATGTGTCTGCCGGAACCAGCATGACCGTGCCGATCAGATTGTCGCTCTCGGTGGCAGCCTTCTTAACGAACGGCGTAATGTCGCTGTAAGGTGGGTTCAGCCAGACGTAGCCGGGAATTCTCAGGTAATCAGCCCAGGGAGTCTCCAGTGTATTCTGCTCGGCGGTGATGAACTTCCGGCACAGTGCGTTATGAGGCGCCGCGGCGGCATCCAGCTGGAAGCAAAACTCAGCATCAAGGGAAGCGAAGAGGGCTGGTGGAGTGCGCCAGAGGTCGCGCTGATCCGCTGGGGTATTACTTCCGGTGTAATCGGTCATATCAAACCTCGAATGCCAGTTGTGGCGTGAACCGATCGCGTTCTGCGTCGTAATTCAGCGAACTTGCAGAGTTAAAGGCTTCAATGCGCTCTACAAGCACTGCCGCGCGTGTTTCTTTGCTTGCCGGCGCGTAGGCTGATTTATCCCACGCTTTGTCGATTCCGATATTGCGCGCCACATTAGTACTGTCGGCTGACGACAGTGGGATGTGGCGGAAGATATCGGCGTTAAGCATGCGCAGGCCGTGAAGCTTTGTTATCGGATACCCGTTTATGTCGACAACGTGACGGATGAGATCGCGTAACTTTGCCCGACATGAGCGCGGGCGCTTCGCGTCGTATTCACCCATGCTGCCGATACATACGCGCGGAAATTCTCTACACAGGCGGAAGAAACGTTCATCGGGCTCGTTCATGTGCCACACCGGCGCGCCGACTACTTTGCCGTGCGGCCACTCGGCGATTAACGCGTCGTTCTCTTCACTGGTCCCGCCGATCACGTCAGGGATAACAGCAAAAGCAAAGCGAGGGTGATTCATCCAGCGACCTACAAACGCGTAGTAGTCATTCCAGTTAACAACGCGCTTTTTCGTCCAGAAGCTGAATGCGCCGTTATCCAGCGCGAAAGACTGGGTGACTTCGCTGGCCAGGGCTAATTGGCCGGGGTTAGCGAAGGAGATGAAAGCGTGCCTGCCTTTCCATGCCTTCAGGGCGCATGTGTCCGGCGTGATTGGTCCACCATGGAAATGTATAATTTTGGGTTCCTCCTTATCCGTGATTAGCAAAATCACCGTGATGCAATTCACGGCATTTGGAGATTTCAACTTGGGCGTCGTGAAGAGATGAGAAAAACCCAAGGAAAATAACCTTCTTATTTACGGTGACCCGGGCGGACCATTTTTTTCTTGCACTATTCCAACTGGCTCCTTTCACGCCGCTTTTATTGTCCGTTCTTATCTTCTTGTTTTGGCTATTTTGGGAAGGCGTGCACTCCCTTAAGTTGTCGATGCGGTTATCAAGTTTGTCGCCGTTGATGTGGTCAATTTCACCTTTTGGTTTAGCTCCGTGATATAACTCCCAGGCAACTACGTGCGCATATCTGCTTTTCCCACAAACTGACAACCTGAGATAACCACTGCTGTTATCGACCCAGCCAGCCTCTGATCCGGCCGGCACACCGCCACGGCACTTAGTCCAGAAAATCTTTCCTGTAAGCGGTTCATACCGAAGGATTTGCGAAATCATGCCGCCTCCTGCCTTTCCCGATATTCCTCAGCGAGCCTCTGAGCCTTAAATGGATTGCTGACCACTTCACCCCATGGCATTAGCCAGCCGTTACCAATGAAGGGAAGGCACAGTGTGCCAACCCTGATGTCGTCGTGAGCGTGAGTCATAGGATGGACTCCATTTCGTCGATGTAGAGGCCCTGAGCAATCAGGCGTCGTCGGCGGGCGGCACGCGCTATGCACTCCTGCCGCCTGCCTTCCTGCGATTGCTCAATGGCGCGCCGGGTGAACAGGCGTGATTTGCCTTGCGGCGTTACGACCTTTGGCTTGCTGGCCAGGCTAAATGTCCGGTCGCAGATACCGTCCTCGTTGACCCATTTTCCCGACTCAACGATCTGCGCTATCTGTCCGGAGCCGCGGGTAATGCCGTTGGCGACCCGGTTAAACTCAATGAGCGTTACGCCAAACTTCTCGGCGATTTCGCTGCCGGTGACCGGGCGTCCGCGCGTCTGAATCATCCAGATAACGCGCTCACGGAGGCCGGAGAATTGCCCGGTTCGTCCAGGCCTGCGATAGAAGGGGGTTCGTTTCATTCGAGCTCCAGTATGCGGCGCTTAGTGTCCGCAACAAGTTCGAGGAAATCATTTCTGCGTGCGCGAAGCCGGGCTATTTCTGATTCACATTCAGCAGCTGTAAGGCGATAGACGATGAGCTGCTTACCGTCAGGGAAGTCTGAGCAGTAGCTGATGAAGTCCACCCAATCCCTGCCGGAGCAATCAAGGTGACCGACCAGTTGCCATCTGTATGCCGGATCGAAGGAGCCGCGGGTGAGTGTGGAGTAGTGAGTGGCGGCAATGACCGACTTAATCTCAACGAGCCCGTCCTGGCCAACGAGGCCATCGGGGCTGTCACCGTAAGTTTCGTGATCAAAGAACCCGCCGTTATCCACGTCGACGAAGTTCATCTCTTCGTAGAGCATGCGGGCAATGGGCTCCTGTTCGTGCCCGCGTTCCATGTGTTCGTTTGAGAAGCCGAACTCAGACTTGCATCCCTTAATCTGCTCAAGAGCCAGCTGAAGGGCATAACGCTTGGCTGGCTCACCAAACGCCTTTCCATCGTTAGCCATAATCAGTCCGAAGTTTGAAGCGGTGGCCTTACCCAGGCGAAGAGCATCCCACTCTTCACCATTTTGCTCGACGTCGTGCCAGATCATGATGAACACTCCTGCTCAAGCTGGCGGCGATGTTCTGGAGAAATGTCCATTCTCGCCAGCACTGCATCAAGGTTGCCATCGCGCATGAAGGCGGCCTTAGCGTTATTCCATGCCTGCGTTTTTTCCGGTGAAAGCACCGGCTTTGTAACGCGCGCCGGGCTTAAGCGGAGGCCTTCAACCGATTCCTTTCCGAACCGGACATTTTTATCGACGTAAACAGTGACCTTCACGCCTACCCAATCCTCAAGGAAGGGGGATCCGGTAATGCTTTTCAGCATCTTGCTGTTCGTGGCATTCAGAATCATCGGCTTAAGCTTTTCGCCAGGGCGCAGCTCGCGCTCTTCAAAATAAGCAGTGTTAAAAACGTCTTTGGATTTTTTTGTTTTGTCGTTTTCTAACGTTGCGCGGGCGATCGTCAGCACCGTTGGCTCAACGATGTCGGCGCTGCTCAGGTAAGGGGAGTCAAATGCCTTGCGGTAATGTGTTTTTGAATCTGTCATTTTGCAGCCTCTCTGATGAATCTGTTTACCAAAGGCCTGAGAGCATCCTGAATGGTGAAATGCTCGCGTCGCTCTTTGCTGCTGTCATAAATCGGTGTCCAGCCGCATCCCGTATTCACCTGGATCACCTGGTAACTACCTTTCCCATCTCTCCACTGAATTCCGTTCATCGAGAGCCACTCCTTAAAGTCGGCTAATTTCGATTTGTGGAGTAAATTTCTGCGGGCCATTAGCTCTCTCCTTAAAACGGGCAGCCGGTACGATGTTCCCAGTCGTATTCCGCCTGGGCGTAAGCAACTGCCGAAATGAAATCGTTGTAGGCCTCGCCAGCTTTATCGCTGCGAAGTCCTTCGTATGGGCTGGAGTCAATCGGTACCGTGAAGTGGAAGAGGCCGGATGGCCCTTTTGGCATCATGTCGATAATTTGCTGCGCCCGGTCGTCGACCCACTTCTCTTTCTCGTCGATGAGCTGCTGCTCAACCCAGCGCCGAGCTTCGATACGGTCGTAAGTGAGGTATGCGTTCATGGCTGAACTCCTGAAATTTGGATGTGCAGATCCCGCCCGCATTGAGCCAGGCCGATCGGTTGAATAGGGGGATTAGGCAGTTCTTCTATGCCACGGATAACCGATGGCAACCTTCATTTCGTCGTAGGCTGCCATCCACATGGCGCCATCACCGATAAAAAGGGCGATGGCTGCTTTGCTCTGCGCCGCACGCAGCAGGTGATGATTGATCATGCCTTCACCTCAACCTGTTTCAGGAGGCCAGCGATATGCATTTGCCAGCGGTTAAGCGTCAGCTTGTCGCGCGGTGCCGATACCGACGTCAGCTGCCACTCGTTATCGTTGAGCTTTTTGGCGGTGTACTGCTTGCCGTTGTGGGTGACTGTCATGATGCCTCCCTGGCGCGGAGCATTGCGTCGGCCATTTTGTAAGACTGTTTCGCCAGTTCATCTTCTGCACCATCCAGACCACCGATGATGCATGGGCCGCCAGCTGTAGAGATATACCCGTGCATAGCCTTAGCTGCGAAGTAGTCACGGATCGTCATGCCAGATTCACTTTGCCAGTCTGTGTTGTGACCAACATTGCCTAATTCTGGGAAAGCTGGACCGCCAGTTTTGTTGCTCATAAATCCTCTTGGCCTTATCGCGGCGAACGGAACGGTTAATACAAGACTTCAACGCATTTTTCTGTGTTTCAATGGGCGGTGGATGGCCGCCGGTTGTCATAACTAAGCCGCCTCGGTGAAGCGACTGAGGTATGAAGGTAGTTTGATTACGCACCATTGCCGCTCTCCCTGAGCCCGCCGGGCGTCCGACGCATGGTTTACTGTCGCGCCGTTCGACTGACCGAATCTCAACTTCTCCGCTGGCTAACTTCGCTCAGCTGTCGATGTTTCGTTTCGATGGGTTAACAATACTAGCGGTATTAATATATAGCAATACCGCTAGTATTAATAAATCTTTGATTAATACTAAGAGTATGAATTTGATGTGATTTTATTTTTGTAAATACCAGTGCTACGCTTAAAAAAACAGCAGGAGGGATGTGCATGGTTCTGGATGAAGAGCGTATAAGCATGAAAATTCAGGCGATGGGGCGGGCGGTGATGGAATTGTCACTGGCTGATTTACCCATGACCCAGCAAAACATCATCGACAAGCTGAAGCAGTACCGGAAGGAAACAGGAAACGTGATAGGGAAGGGCGTGAACAGGGATGCGGCTGAGATAGTGCGGAAAGGCTTATAGATGGTTAACGGTGTCACCAATGGTAAATCGTTTACCAAGGATGACAGCGTTTACCAGAGGGATCGGGTTGTTTACCAGCTGGCGGGGAATAGACGCCGTTAATGCCAGCATCCCATAATATTCAATTGGTTACGCTGACGTGGTGGTGGTGGTCGAATGGGGATCGGCAGACACAAAAAAACCGGCACGCGGCCGGTTTTGTTTACAACTCTCGCTTGGCTGTAATTTTTATTGGATCATTCTTCTGAGCTGATGGCACCTGCAAAGGGCTGAGTCCAGCTTTGGAACAAAGCGAAGTAACATGCTCTTTCCAATACGGCCAAGCCGCATTGTTAATTATGTCATCAGCGCTAAACTTTTCTATCTCTTCGATTGTTACAACTGAGTCTGAGTCAAAAACAACATCGTGCTGAGCTTCAATTTCGAACAGAACTTTAGATGTTTCTGGATCTTGCCCTGCTTCAGTTGCTCTTATCGAACATTGCAGCCTGAAAAGACATGCGCATCGACTTATCTTAGTTAGCTCTTCATCTTCATACTTTTCAGCAACTTGTACGCTAACAATACGGTTATTCGAGTGAAGGGTTAGATCCATGCCCTCTAACATAAAAATGTTTGTGTCAGCATCAAAAGTGAGAGAAGACTTTCTCAACAGTACATCTTTTACTTCTCTTAAAATCATAATTTACTACCTAAGGCAATCGTTTCAATCATATGCCAAGTATTATGCTGAGTTGGTTCAGACACATAATTCTGGATGACGACTTTTACCGAATCTTCAGCAGGACTTTTCGCGTATTTAAGGTGACCAGTTTTTGAAACAAGATAAGTCTTGATCATCTCTAACTCGGTAGTGCGATTGGTATACTCTACGGTGGTTACGGCTGGACAACCTTTACGGAGAAACTCAAAAGCAGCGGGAACCGAGTAAGCCGTTCTTAAAAGCTTATCCAGCGCAAATGATTGCGTAACGTCACCATTTTCATATTTAGTAAACGCGTTTTTGCCCCCACCAAAAATGATTGCTGCTTCAGATTGGGTAAGATGTAAATCCTCTCTGATTGCCTTTATCTGACCGCCTGTAAGCAATCCATCAGCTTCTCGATAAAAATCAGTCATCTGGCGTTTGTTAAATTTTGCCTGCTGAACTGTCAGAGTTTCTGAGCCACATGATTCGCAAACAGATGCATGGAACGGGACCTCTTTTTTAAAACCCTCAAACTCCCTGAGGATTTTGGTTTTCGTTTCATGCAACCCTTCATCCCCGCATATTGGGCAGAGTGAATAACGTTTCATGATTTGTCCTTAGTTTTCAGTTGATTCATGCAATGAAATGACTGCTACCGTGTTTCCAGAGTCTAAAAGGCATACTTTTACGTATAACATAACTGTGCACTCGCAACGTTCGTGGGGTATGTACAATTGCGCAGGCACTACATAAGCATCACATGCAAATAGTCCTTTCGGAGCGTTACCATTGCACCACTGTGAGTTGATGTATCGCCCACCTTTTAAGGCTAGTTCTACGTATGTACGAACATCCCCCAGATCCACACGATGAAGTGCTAAAAAATCATTTGTCTTATGTGTAACAGAGTTTACTTGGCACCTTGCTAACTCCGCCAGGAGGTTAGGATACAGCGGGCCTCCCTCAATGATGCGCTCTTCGCCATCTCTCAAGGGCTCCTTTGGCGCACCAGTCTTATACCTACTACATATCTTTATTACCATTATGGTAAGTCCAGGGTGAAAATGTCAACAGGAAGAAGTCTCAAATATGTATGATATTGTTTGCACGGCATTCTGAAATTACTATTTGAATCAATAGTCTGTGCATTTTATATTTAGCACATTTAAACTAAACGCAACTTTGTCTCTACAGCAACCCCAATAATCCGGCAGTTACCATTAATCGGCACGAGTGGCCATTGCGGGTTAAGGCCCTTCAGGTACTTCTGCCCACCATCGATCACCAGCTTCTTAAAAGTCGCCTCGTTAGAATCGGATAGCTTTGCTATTACCAAGCTTCCGTTGATCGCCTCCCGACCAGTATCGAAGAGGACAAAGGTTCCTTCAGGAATGCTCAAGCCAGCTGGCGCCGTCATTGAGTCACCATCAACCTGCAGCCAGAACGCCTCCCCCTGAATGTGAGCATCTGATTCAAGCCAAAGGTCTATATCCTTTAGGGTGTACGGCTCAACCGCTTCACACCAGGCGCCCGCCTGAACTTTGCTAATCACCGGATATTTTGAGCCAGGTGAATAATGCCCTGCGAAAGAAGTATTTTCCGACGCCACCGAGCTCATATCAGAGATATCCTTCGCAAGTGACGGGCTGAAATCAGAGACACTAACCCCAAGAAGCCTGGCAAAGACCGATGCTACCGCTGTATTTAAGGCATTCCTTCCATTGAGGTAATGGCCGACGGCACCCTGAGAAATGTCCAGCGCGTCCGCAATGGATTGCTGAGTAATACCCAGTTCTTTTTTCTTCGCTTCGTAAAGGGCTTTTAAACGCTGTGAATCAGCCACTTGAGCGGGGGTGAGAATCTTTTTCTTTTCCATTATCAGATATTAATACCAAAGCTCATATTTTAAAAATACCGCAAGTATTGATTTGTGTAATACTTCTGGTATTGTTTGGTTATGCACTCAATGGAGCAACCACATGAAAATTTCTTTAGCTGAGTTTGTTGGCGAGGTAGGTCAGGCCAAAGCAGCTGATGCCATCGGCGTTCACCAAACGGCAATTAGTAAAGCGATCAGGGTTGGTCGTCAGATTTTTATCAACAAGCTTCCTACTGGCGAGGTGAAGGCGGTCGAATACCGCGATTTTCCTCATAGCAAGAAGCAGGAACATCAGGAATAGCACATGCAATCACTTACTTATCAACACAATACCGGATTACACCCGGGAGCGATGATAAACCGCGCTCAAGCTAAGGCGGCGCCAGACCACGAAAAGATCCGCGTTGCGGTTCGTGCCTGGTCGTCGGCGCTGGACAATCAGGACGTCGTTTCGGCGCTGATCATCAACAAATACCGGGAGCAGGGCGGAACAGCCATCAGCTTCCCGGAAGACATCAGCCGGGCGCGCCAGAAGCTGTTTCGCTTCCTCGATAACCGTTTCGACTCCGAACAGTACCGCGAGAACGTGCGCCAGCTGACGCCCGCAATCATGGCCGTGCTGCCTGTTGAGTATCGCACTCGCCTTATCGGTGCCGATTGCAAAATGTCTCGCCTTGCTGAAGCCGAGAAAGAACTCGCTGAGGCTAAACAGGCCGTGCTGCTGGACGCTCCAGAGCATCAGAAGCTGAAAGAGGTAAGCGAGGGTATAGCGTCGCTGTTCCGCCTCATGCCGGAGCAGGTAGGGCCGCTGATGACGATGGTTACGTCGATGCTGGGGGTTATGTGAGAGGCACCAGAAAAGAAAAAGCCCTTGAAGCGGTCACTTCAAAGGCCTTCCAAACACTGTGTTACGCCAAGTAACGGGAGTAAGTATGTCAAACACCGCTGAAATAATCAATTTCCCAAATAAAACCGAACAACCGGGAGGTCGTATGGCAGACCTGTCGAACGGGTATACCAAGGTCGCTAACGAGATCCAACAGCTTAAGCCTCGCCTGAGACTGTCAGGCCGGGAATGGCAATGTTTTGAGGCGGTGATCTGGCTTACCTACGGCTGGAACAAGAAACAGGACCGCGTGACAAATACGGTTATTGCCGAGCTTACGGGCCTGAGCGATACGCATGTATCGGACGCGCTTAAGTCTCTCGCAGAACGCAAAATCATCTTTTCACAGAAGCAGGGCATGATGAAAATCGTCGGTGTAAACACTGACCTTTCAGCCTGGATTTTAGACAAACCGGAAACGGGAAGAAAATTCCCGAAAACGGGAAAATCCTTCCCGAAATCAGGAATAACCTTCCCGAAATCAGGAATAACCTTCCCGAAAACGGTAGACACCCAATACAAGAACAAGAACAGTATTAAAAGATCTTCGTCCGAGAATTCTGACGAATCCTCTGACAAGCCCGGAAAGAAACCGCCTGTCATGAAACCTGAAGCGGCAATTCAGAGCGGCACGAAGTGGGGTAACTCAGAAGACCTACGCTGCGCTGAATGGCTGTTCACCATGGTGCAAAACATTTCACCATCTGCCAAAAAACCAAACTACGCAGCGTGGGCTAACGATATTCGCCTGATGCGCGAGCGTGACGATCGCACCCATTACGAAATCGCTGCCCTGTTCAAATGGGCCTGTAACGACAAGTTCTGGAAGGGCAATGTTCTGTGTCCGGCAACGCTGCGCGACAAGTGGACTCAGCTCGATATCAAACGCAACAAGCAGCAGACAGGCGAAGAATCTGGCAAGCCGGATCTGGACTTCAACAACACTGACTGGGCCTATGAGGTGATTCGATGAAATCTCTTGCAGAGCAGATGCGTAACCACGACCGCGAGCAGATGAGCCGCATGGCCCATAACCTGCCAGAGCAGTATCAGGAACGCGCACCGGTCGAGCAGGTGGCTCAAGTGTTCAACGGGCTGTTCAACCAACTGCGTGCCGCGTTCCCGGCCAGCATGGCGAACTTCCGCACCCAGGACGACCTGAACGAATTCCGCCGTCAGTGGCTACTGGCGTTCCAAGAAAACGGGATCCACTCAATGGCGCAAGTCGATGCCGGTATGCGCATTGCCCGCCGTCAGGAGCGACCATTCCTGCCGTCGCCGGGCCAGTTCGTCGCCTGGTGCAAACAGAGCGGCGGGGTGCTGGGCGTCAACGTTGACCAGGTGATCGCCGAATACTGGGACTGGCGTAACCGTTCGTTTGAATTCACTTCCAGTGAGCAATTCCCCTGGTCGCAGCCGGTCATGTACCACATATGCGTTGAACTGCGCCACCGCAGTACAGAGCGGCAGTTAACTCACGGTGAGCTGGCGCGCGAAGCGGGCTATCTGCTGGACATGTGGGAGAAGCGCGTCACCGAGGGTAAGCCAGTACCGCCGGTACGCCGGGCGATTGCAGCACCGGCCGCCGAGCACGGGCCGACGCCGATCCAGCTGCTTCAGGCCAAGTACAATCGCAACAAGTCGAACGGGATGGTGTGAGATGACCATAACAATCCGTGGGCAGATTCTTGCAGCTCTGCGTAATAACCCGGGCCTGAATAGTGCTCGCATTGCCACCATGATCGGCATGACCACCAAAAAGATTTCCGGACCGTTAAGCACACTGTTTGCAGACGGCCTGATCGAGTTCGAAGGTAAGCATGGCCAGCGGCTTTATCGGCTGACCAACTACGGCATGAAATACGCACCGGAAACCATACCGGCCATGCCGAAGGGAAATTCGAAGCTGGTGCAGCGTACCGAGACGAACGTTATCTGCCAGGAGTGCCGGAACAGTCAGGCGATGAAGCGAGTATTGATGGTTTGGGGGAGGGTAGGGGTATGAAACAGAAATTTATCGAGTGGTTTACCAATAACAACAACGGCTGCTCGCCAGCGATGGAAGACGACAGAAGCTTTGTGCGCGAGAAGACACAGCATATGTTCGAAGCGTACCAGGCTGGCGTGGCAGAAGGTGAAGCCAGATGCGCGGCGCTGGCTGCGGAGAATGCGGGGCTGAAGACAGCGATTGAAAAGCATGCTGACAGTTACATCATGTGCGGATATTGCCGAACTGAGCGCGATGGCAAGAACGACGATGTTTGTGAAGTACTTGATTCAACCCCAGCAACCGACGCTTTCCTGGCTGAAGTGCGGGCCAGTGCGGTTGATGAAGCTTGCCTGAAAATTAGCAACGCAATTGTTAATTGCTATCAGGACGAACTTGTCGGTCTTGATGAAGCGGCAACTATCTGCGGTGACTTCGCATCAGAGGTTCGCAAAGGAGTGCAGTCATGACTCGCATCCGTAACTTTGGCTGGAATCGACTCAAACTGGCAACTCTGTCTTACGAAGAGATAAGCGCTCTCGAAGAGCAGGTGAAGCAGGAGCACGCCTGTAGCGATGGCATCCACATGTACGACAAAGCAGGTCGTGACAAGCTCGATGCTCTGAGTTGGGCCGTATACAACAAGCAGAAGCGGGAGGCCGCCCAATGAGCAACATCGACAAACATGCCGTCCAAGCAGTTGCCGATTTGAAAGCTGGTTACACCCTCGGTCACGCCGATGTGGCAATCCTGAACGAGATGGCGCGTATCGCACTGGCATCGATCGAAGCGGAGCCTGTGGATATCAGCGACGATATGGCTTACGCATTCCATCATGCGCTGTCAGATTCATCATTAGGCGCTGATGACGTCGATGAAATTAAGACTGGGTTACGTGCAGTATTCGCTAATATCACCGCCCCGCCAGCGCCGGTATCAATGAAAGACCATCAGATTCGTGAGCTGGTGAACGAGCTGCGCGATATCGCTGTTGAGTACCACGGAACGCAGCAACTACTAGAACGCATTGCGCGAACTGTCCGAGCCGCCATGCTTCATGGGGCCGAACCTGTACGACGGCTTACAAGTTGCCAGAGCTAACAGATTCACAATGCCTTGAGTTTCTCCCTGTGGCTTTCAGGCATGCCCACATCAAAGGCGATGTTGAGTTTAACGATATCCGCCTCGGGTTGAAGATAGCTTTGAATGAAGGATCGCTTCAGATGGGGTAATTATGACAGCATTTTACATAAAGAATCGAAAAATCCTGCCGATAAACCTTATTCATTGATAAGAGGGAAATATAAATGCAGGTAGATATTTATAACAGCAATATTAGAAAAATGAAGTTTTTAGTTGTTCCGACAGGAACGGATGTTTCTGGAAATTCATTAAATCTGACTGACCCAGATTTTTCTAGTGTGGCATTGTTCAAGGGTGGTATCACCCTGCAACACGGTTTGGTAGGCCTTAATCTCGTAAAAGCAACCTCAGATATTGCTGCGCAAGGATATCATATCGTTGAAATTTCAGTAAATGTGGAGGTACTTTGATTATCTTTGATTTTTGATAATCATCGCGCCATAATTAAGTCATCGGAGCCTGAACAACTCCGGTGACTTCTGCGCATTTAAGGGGACTTAAATGCGACCACAATCTGAACACCTCACCTTGTCACAGATGCAGAAATGCACCTGCGATTTTCTGCATTCTGCGGTTTCCATTAAGGAGGCCGTATGACTCTTCCAGTAGACGGCATCAAACTCCATCGCGGTAACTTCGCGGCCATTGGCCAGCAGATTCAGCCATTGCTGGATGCCGGGCAATGTTTCCGCCTGCAAGTCAAACCGTGGCGCGAGAAGCGCAGCCTGTCGCAGAACGCTCTCAGCCACATGTGGTACACGGAAATCAGCGACTACCTCATCGCCCGCGGTAAGGCCTTCGCTACGCCTGAGTGGGTTAAAGACGCGATGAAGCACACCTATCTCGGCTACGAAAGCAAAGACCGGGTAGACGTCGTGTCAGGAGAGGTAACCACCGTGCAATCCCTCCGCCATACGTCAGAGCTGGAAACCGGCGAGATGTACATATTCCTGTGCAAAGTCGAAGCCTGGGCGATGAACATCGGCTGTCACCTGACCATCCCGCAGAGCTGCGAGTACCAGCAGCTGCGCGACAAGCAGGAGGCATGATGTCTACTCCACTTTCTCGCGTCATCACCAACGAAATCTTCCGCGTTCCGGTGCGCCGCAAGCGTAAGCCCGCGGTTAAGCCGTCCTACATCCCGACACTTAAGGACTACACCGCCCGCCGGGTAGATCAGAAATGGCTGCGTCTAGCGGCGAGGAGAGGTCATGCGTAAACCATCACGCCGTAAGTGCAAAGTATGCGGTGAATACTTTGTGCCTAAATTCCACGACATCCGGATCCGCTGGTGCTGCCCGGAGCACGGAGCAATCCTCGCGATGGAAGAACGCGAAAAGGAGAAGGTGAAAGCCGCTGCTAAGCGAATTAAGGAGCAGAAGGAGGCAGAGAAAGCTGGGCGCAAACGCCGCAAGGAGCGGCTGGCAGAGCTAAGACCTGCCGGCTACTACAAAGCGCAGGCTCAGCAGGCATTCAACGCCTACATCCGCGCGCGTGATGCCGATTTGCCATGCATCAGCTGCGGAGAGACCAATCCCCCGGATCTGCACGGCGGTCAGTGGGACTGCGGCCACTTCAAAACGGTCGGCGCTAACCCTGAATTGCGCTTTGAAGAGCGCAACGCCCATAAGCAGTGCAAATCGTGTAATGCCGGAGCGGGAAAATACACCGCCAAAGAGGCGACGGTCGCGCAGCAATACGAAGCTGGCCTGGTTGCTCGTTACGGGCAGAATTACGTCGACTGGCTCAACGGACCCCACGAAATGACCAACTACCGACGTGAAGACTTCATCCGGATCCGTGATGAGTACCGCGCCAAGCTCAAAGCACTGAAACAGCGGGAGGCAGCGTGAAGACATTCACTCCAGTTGAAGCGAGAAAGTTCGTTGCCAGCACCTGGTATGAAACGACACAGCTTTCGAAAAGAGAAAGGCTGTATGCGAAAGCTCGCGAGCTGATAAGCGGCGATCGAGCGGAAATTATCTGTCAGACAGAAAACCCTGAATACAGAAAGTCAGCACGGGAGTGGTGGAATCATGACCAGAGCTGATTTCGAAAAGTATCAGGCAGAAAGCGTTAAGCGCGCCAGCCTGCCGCCAGTAGCAAAGCACAGCCAGACCAAAACCAATCAGCCACAGAAGGAAGCCGCCTAATGAATACTCAATATCTGCAATACGTCCGTGAGCAGCTCATTGTGGCAACTGCCGATCTGAGTGGTGCCACCAAAGGTCAGTTGTTGGCCTGGCTGGAAAATGCCCAGTTCGATACCAAGACCTTTAAGCGCAAAAAGCCGCGCGTGATGGATGAGGTGACCGGGGAAATGATTACCCTGGATAATCCACCTATCCCGGGCAAGCAGTCACGCGCAAAGGGCTCCCACATTCCTCTGGTTAATCATGTTGAGTTTTGTACCGCTTCATGGCGCCGGGCCCTGATGTCACTGGAGGAGCACCAGAAATCATGGCTGCTGTGGAACTACAGCGAGAACGTTAGCTTTGAGCACCAGGTGGCGATCACCCAATGGGCCTGGTCAGAGTTCCGGGAACGGCTCGGCACGAAGAAAGTGGCCGGCAAGACGATGGATCGCCTGAAGAAGCTAATTTGGCTGGCGGCGCAGGACGTTAAGGCTGAGCTGGCGGGACGGGATACATACGAATACCAGGCGCTGGCGGAGCTGGCGGGCGTTGCGAAATCCACCTGGACAGAAACCTATCTGCCTCACTGGCTGGCTATGCGTAACAGCTTTAAGCGACTCGATAGCGGTGCGCTTATCTCTGTAACGCGATCACGTTCACAACAAAAGGCGACAAATTTAGATGTAAGTCTTGCAAAACCGAACTGAAACGCATATATTTCATGTAAATCTGATATCGTCGCCATAGCTTTGATTGTCGACACAAAGAATTCAAGCCCGAGGTTAACCCCTTGGGCTTTTTCGTTTCTACACAACAGGAAAGAGCATTGGCGTGAAGGACTCATAACCCAACCCACGCAGCAGCATGGAGTTGGCGCGAAGTGCTCAGTGCTCTGTCCGTTGTGGTGAATGCGCAGGCTGATTCGCTAGAGACGGCACCCCCTTAATGAGGACTGCGCTATCTCTGGAGAAAAGTCTTGGGGCACACGATGCCAGAGAAAGCCTGAAATCAGCGCCGGCCACCACAAACCAAACCCACTACCTGGGACCCTTCGGCCAGAGAGCCGACACTGCCTTACCCTCATCTTCCTGGCTTGTCGCCAGGTTTTTTATTCCAGGCCCCGGGAACCATCCTCGACATGCCTTCTTGTTAAATCGTCCCGAGGGCCTGAACCAACTACACACGGAATAAATATGTCTGAGACCTTCACTATCGTAGGCGTTGGTCTTACATCGTCATCAGTCGGTGTAACCTTTGCCACGCTGTTTCCGGAGGCGACTCCAGCAGTGATGCTCGGATCACTCGCCGGAACGGCGCTATACGTTCTGACCTCAGATCCCCATCAACTCTGGAAGCAGGCTATCTTTGCGCTGATATCGTTTATCAGTGGCGTGTTCTTCTCCGTCCCCATGGCGAAAATCATGGCCGGAATCATCAACACGCCGTTAAGCCTGATGAAGCCACCGGCCAGCATTGAGGTATCGCCAGCTGTCGGTGCAATTGTCACTGCTTCCATTTCCGTGGCAGTCCTGCTGCGTATTCTCCGCAAATCCAAAAGCGGGAAGATGCCGGGGCTGGGGCAGGAAGATAAATGACATGGCAGCTTCTTCTGATGGATGCAAACGCCATAGTTTGCCTGTTAATCATGGTCAGGCTGATGTTTTTCCGGAAAGAGGGAAAGCGTCATCGCCTGAGTGTCGCGGTGCTGGCCTATCTGGTCATTCTTGCCGCCGGATTCAATGCCTTCAACATTCTGCTCGGCCACTACGTTCAGGTTAACCTCGGCGATCTGCTGCTTAACTCCGTCATCTGCATGGCGGTGTGGCTGGCGCGCGGTAACCTGGCGAAGGTCGTTATAACGGAGTAGTCCATGCAAACCAGCGAAAAGGGGATAGCCCTGATAAAGCAATTCGAAGGCTGCAAACTCACCGCGTACCAGGACAGCGTCGGCGTATGGACGATCGGCTATGGCTGGACTCAGCCTGTAGACGGCAAACCAATCCGCGCCGGGATGACGATTAAGCAGGAAACAGCAGAACGTCTGCTGAAGACCGGACTTGTCAGCTACGAAAGCGACGTGTCCCGCCTGGTTAAAGTTGGTCTGACTCAGGGGCAATTCGACGCCCTGGTGTCGTTCACGTACAACCTCGGCGCCAGGTCACTGTCGACATCGACCCTTCTGCGAAAACTCAACGCCGGTGATTACGCTGGTGCAGCCGATGAGTTCCTGCGCTGGAATAAAGCTGGTGGGAAGGTGCTGAATGGCCTGACACGTCGCCGTGAGGCAGAGCGCGCTCTGTTCCTGTCGTGACTGGTGCACTGGTTAAGCGTTACTGGCTGCAACTGATTTTGGTGGCGGTAATCGGCGTGCTGGCGTTCTTCGTGAACCGCTACCGCGACAACGCCATCGCCTACAAAGACCAGCGCGATAAAGCAACGGTCAGGGCAGACAAATCAGAGGCGATCACCAACAACGTGATCACCACGATGAACATCATCCGTGACATCTCACAGGCTACCCAGAATGCAAAGAACGAACTGGCTCAAAAGGGCGAAACGCGCATTGTCTACATCAGGCAGGCACTTGAAGGCGATCCGTGTGCTAACCAGCTTGTTCCTTCTGCCGCTGCTGACAGCCTGCGGGAATACGCAGACAGTTTACGTTCCGGCCCCGGTGGTGCCGATAAGCGCTGACCTGACCGCAGACACACCGATCCCCGGAATGGTGGTTCCGTTCACATGGCAGGCAAGTCTCGAGTTAAACGCTCAGCTCTACACGGCGCTGGGGCAGTGCAATCTGGATAAGGCAGCAATCAGGAAAATCGAATCATCAAGAGCCTCGCAATAGCGGGGCTTTTTTATGCGCATCTCACGCGCACATCAACGAGAGCCTTTCAGTAAGCGAGCCTGAGAAATGCCGTTATAGGTGGCGCCCTCTCTCGGGCGGCTTTTCTGTGAGACAGGCTCACTTTCTAAAAGGTAAAGACGCTATGAATAATCCGTCAGTTATTCCGGCCTTCGACTTCCGCGAAATGGTCACGACCCTCGACAACAAGATAATCACCACATCACTCAAGGTGGCGGATTACTTTGGCAAGCGACACAAAGACGTTTTGCGTGCCATACGTAACCTGAAATGCTCCGATGACTTCACCCAGCGCAATTTTGCGCCCATTGATTTCATTGATAAAAATGGCGATGTTCAGCCTATGTATAACATCACCCGTGACGGATGCATGATGCTCGTGATGGGGTTCACTGGCAAAACAGCTGCCGCAGTAAAGGAGTGTTACATCAATGCCTTTAACTGGATGGCCGAGCAGCTAAACCGACGCATGGCGATGGGTGAAGAAATGCAGCACCGCTTCGCCATTAAAGAAACGCGCTCAAAGCTGAAAGGCACGATCGGAAGCCGATTGATGAATGAGCGGAAGAAAGAGAAGCGCGTTCTGGAGCTCGAGCATGAGCACATCATGCAGGTTACGCAGCCTGAGTTGCTGATTAGCTAAGCCGGCCATTACAAAGCTCATCTGCTGGTTGCTAATGATGATAAAATGCGGAGTCCCATGGATTTTGGGGTAGGAAAAGCCTGGATATGATGCTAGAAATCATAACATTAAAAAGACCGTGAGATGCAGTATGAAAATCTTAGGATTGGATGAGTACAGAACCCTTCGTGAGGGAGGGACAATGAAGTATTTTGAACTGGAACGCATGCCTAACAGCACTTGGGCTGCCATTTTCGAAAGTTTGTTTGCCGAAAAGGATGAAAAGGCATGGGTAGAGGGTTACTGCATTGTGACGAACTGCTCAAACAGTGAAGTATCCACCCGGTTCATATACTTGAAAGAAAAGTGCGAAGAAGCGAACTCTATATACAGGGTTAAGCATTCTGCACTATAACTAATTAAAGAAAGTTAAACTCCTGGTGATTTGTTTGCTGCCATTTTCACTTCTTTCAGAATTGAATTCAGGTGAATGAGTTAAAAAAGACTTTTGGGCTATTAAAGGTAACGTAAATCACAGGCAAAAGATTCGTCAATGTGATTGAGTGTTCATGGGACTAACAATCTTCTCTTGTAAGGAATTATGTGTAGAAGGAGATTTTATGGCACAGCTATTGATTTTTGCTGATGATGAGCCTGCTAAGTTGCTGAAAATTCGAAGTTATCGGAGCAAGATTCTTTATCTGTATGCTAATGATGAGGTGAGGTGTTTGGATGTGGTGATTTTTTTTTCAACTTTTCTGAAAGGCGAAAGTGGAGCCATATTGGTGGCAGCCGACAGATACGTGAGCAGGAAAGAAATTATCGAGGCTTATGATGCTCTAATTGGTTGAAAGCAGCGAGACTGGCGCGTAGCAGTAGGATGGGGCATGCTTGGTTCTATACGTCAGTAGAGTGAAACAGGAGTTCATATCGGCCAGACGAAGCGTGATGCTACTTTAATCCAGCGGGTGAGCGCTTAATATTGTTTGTCCCAACGGTTCGAACCCATTTCTGATTACCACATTCAAGCCACTGGCACTCGCTGGTGGCTTTTTTTATTGGAGTGAATAATGGCAAAACCGGACTGGGAGGCCATCGAGACGGCGTACCGGGCCGGAGTGATGTCCCTCCGAGAAATAGCATCACAACACGGTATCAGCGAAGGCGCTATCCGTAAGCGCGCCAAGCGTGACGACTGGTCGCGTGACCTCAATGCGAAGATTCAGCAAAAGGCTGATGATCTGGTACGCAAACAGGAGGTACGCAAACAGGTACGCAACGAAAGCACTTTGACCGAACGCGTACTGATAGAGGCGACTGCCGAGGTAATTGCCACGGTACGCATGGAGCACCGGGGAGACATCCGCCGGGCTCGTGAACTGACCAACACGCTATTCGATGAACTTGGTGCGCAGTGCGCAGATGTAAGCGCGCTCGAGCAGTTGGGCGACATCATGTTTGACCCCGACGATAAAGGGCGGGACCGGCTCAATGAAATTTATCAGAAAGTGATCAGCCTGCCTTCCCGCGTTAAATCAATGAAAGACCTGAGCGACAGCTTGAAGACGCTGATTGGTCTCGAGCGTGAGGCGTACAGCATCGAGAATAAGGCTGAAACGAAAGAGGTCACCCATAACGTCATGCTGGTGCCAACCAGTGACAACGTGGATGACTGGGAGGCGGCAGCGCAGAAACAACAGGACGGGGTGCTCGGTGGATGAATTACAAAGCTGTATGGAAGCCACTGCCTGGATCTCAGTCCCTGGCGCTGAGCTGCCCGTGTAATGAGATCCTGTTCGAAGGCACTCGCGGCCCGGGCAAGACTGCTGCGCAGTTAGCCAGATTCCGGCGTAATGTCGGCGTGGGCTATGGCTCGTTCTGGCGCGGCGTCATCTTCGACACCGAATATAAGAACCTTGCCGACATCATCACTCAGTCGAAGCGTATGTTTCGCCTGTTCAACGACGGTGCACGCTATCTGTCATCTGCAAGCGAATTGCGATGGGTGTGGCCCACTGGCGAGGAGCTTCTCTTCCGCTTCGGCAAAGAGGCGGACGACTACTGGGATTTCCACGGGCAGGAATTCCCTTTCATTGGCTTTAACGAGCTGACGAAACAGCAGTCACCTGAATTCTACGAAATGATGTTCTCCTGCCGACGTTCATCGTTCAGGCCTGAAAACTACCCGCTGGAGAATGGGAAGTTGCTGAGGCCGATCCCGCTGGAGACGTTCAGCACGACCAACCCGTTCGGCATAGGGCATACCTGGGTAAAGAAACGCTTCATTGAGCCAGCACCGCGCGGAACCGTACAGCGCGACCGGCAAATGGTTTTCAACCCTCAGACAGAACGAGAAGAGGAAATCACGCTGACCCGCGTGGCCATCCACGGATCGTTCAAAGAGAACCCGTACCTTGACCCACAGTACATCGCTACCCTGATGGCCATCAAAGACCCGAACCGGCGCAAAGCGTGGGTAGAGGGATCATGGGATGTGACCAGTGGCGGGCGATTCGACCACCTATGGAATGAGTCGCTGCACGTCATTAAGCCGTTCCTCATACCGGATAGCTGGACCGTCGACCGATCCCATGACTGGGGTGAGTCGAAGCCGTTCTCTAATCTGTGGTGGGCGCAGGCTGATGGTACTGCTGCTGAGCTGCCAGACGGTCGTAAGTTCTGCCCGCCTGCCGGATCTCTAATCCTGATTGGCGAGTGGTATGGCTGCCCGCCAGACGAGCTGAACAAAGGCCTGAATATGTCATCCACCAACGTCGCTAAGGGTGTGGCGTGGATTGATAAGCTGCTGACAGGTGAAGATGTCGACGAACCTGAAGAGATTCAAATTGCAGGCGTCACCCAAGGGCAGCTGAACATTGTCCCTGGAATTTGCTCGGAAGTTATCCCTGGCCCGGCTGATAGCGCCATTTTCAACACCGGTGACGATGAGTTGTCGATCGGCCAGAAAATGGAAAATCAGGGCGTAGAGTGGCTTGAAGCCAATAAGAAGCCAGGCTCTCGAGTCAACGGGGCCTCAATCTTCGCTGACATGCTTGAGGCTGTGGTTGAAGGCAAGAAGCTGGAATCCGGCATCCCTGAGAAACCTGCATTTTACGTGTTCGAGCATTGCCGTGGCTGGATTAGCCGCATACCCGTGCTGGTTCGCGACAGCAAAAACCCAGATGACGTAGATACCCAGCAGGAAGACCACGACTGGGATGCAACCCGTTACCGGGTGCTGCACTCTCCACGCCGCCGATCAGGGGCGATATTCTTCTCATAAGGACAACTCAGTGAGTAACGATACAGAAATGCAAGTCCTCGCTGGGCTGATTGTGAATAGCCTCAACGAGGTCTCGCGATCTCGTCAGCTCTATGCTGCGGGCTTCAATAAATCAGGTAACACCAAGCGACACCACCTGTGGTGTGAATTTGGCTATCCTGAGCGCCTCGACTTTGACCATTTCTACAATATGTATGAGCGCAATGGCGCCGCATTCGGTGCTGTTCATAAGTTGCTCGATGCATGCTGGACAGATACCCCGGTGATCGTCGACGGCGATGAGACGAAGAAGTCGAAGAAGTCGACGCCGTGGGAAAAGAAAGTCACCAAGCTCATGAAGAAGCATTGGGCGAAAGTGAAGGATGCAGATCGGCGCAACCTGGTCGGGCATTACTCAGCACTTATCCTCCAGTTTGCAGACAGCAAGGAGTGGTGGGAGCCAGTCGATCGCAGCGTGATGCGTAATTCTCGCGAGCGCGGCCTGGTCAAGATGATCCCCGCATGGGAAGCGCAGGTTAAACCCGGTGAGCTTGAGCAGGACCAAAAGTCTCCAGACTACGGCATGCCGAAGTTCTACTATTTCCAGGAACAGCAGGTCGGCGATAACGGAAATATTCCCGGGCCGATGCGGTCTATTAAGATCCACCCTGAGCGCATCATCATGTTTTGCGAAGGGTCAGAAGACGAGACTTCGCTGGCTGGCATTCCTTTCTTGCGTGCTGGTTATAACGATCTGCTCGACATGGCAAAGACCTCCGGTGGTAGTGCCGAGGGTTTCCTGAAAAACGCCAGCAGGCAGCTCGGCATTAACATGTCGAAGGATACAAACCTCAAGACCATTATCGACGAGGCGAAGAGAGCTGGTTACTCAGGACTGGCTGAGGCGCTGAACGCCGCCATCCAGAAACTGAACTCAGGTACTGACTCGGCACTGGTTACTCAGGACGGAGAGGCTAAGGTTCTGTCTGTGGCTGCTGCCGACCCGAGCCCTACATGGACGGTCAGTGCAAATCAGTTCTCTTCATCCGTACAGATACCTTTCACCATTACTTTTGGTCAGCAAACGGGCCGCCTGGCCTCCGATCAAGATAAGAACGACTTTGCTAAGCGTTGTAATGGACGTCGTGCTGGATTCCAGACTGGCCGTGTAACCGCTGTTATCGAACGCCTATGGATCGTGGAAGTTATCGAACCACCTAAATCTGGCGAAATCACGTTAACCTGGTCTGATCTGCTCGCTCCAAGTGAGAAAGAGAAGATTGCCAACATGAAGGAAATGGCTGCGGTTGCGAAGGATACCCAGCAAGCCTATGGCACACCGGCTGTTGATGAGAACGAGGTTAGGGAAGCGGGAGAACTTGAGCCGCGTGAAGATGTTAAACCGCCTGACCCCAAAAAAAAGGTAACGACCGATGATCCTCTTTCCGATGACACCGGAGCAAAAGACGAAAGTCGGGACACCGGTAGTTCCGCGCAGCAAGGTTGACCCGACCCGATCGGCAAGGCAGGTAACCGCGATGTTCCGGGATATCGAGGAGCGATATCTCGGCATCAAGCGCGCGCTGAAAGTTCTGTTTGACCAGCGCCTTACTGGGCGAGAGCGAGAGGTAAACAGCCATAACTGGCGCTTCCTGTGCCACGACCATGGCGAGGATATGCGGCTCTACCAGGTCAACGCTGGCAAGTTCATCTACGACATGTCAGCACAGGAACTGGCTGATCTGCTGGAAGCGGTGCAAGGCATTCTCGACGATTACCTGCTGGAAGGCGGCGAGCAAAACCTCTGGGCGATGAATTACGTCGTTGCAGAAGCGCAGCGTGGCACACTGGAGGCATTCAACAACCTCTCGCAGCAGTCTCAGGTGTACGCCAGCCAGACGACGCTAGAGCAGCTTTTAAGCAGCCCCGGTTATCTGAACCAGATTTCTGCGGCCAGGCTGACAACGTACAGCGACTGGAAGGTCATCAGCGATACAGCCCGTGGTGACCTGACCAGCATCATCACCGATGCGGTAGCGCGCGGTGTGAATCCTCGCGAGACAGCCAGCGTCATCAGCAAGCGTCTCGATGTGTCGATGTCGAAGGCCAAAACCATCGCTCAGTCTGAGCAGGTCGGCGCGCTTCGGCAGGCGCAATGGAACGAAACGGACTGGGCCGCTGACAGGTTAGGTCTGAATACCGGCCTTCTGTGGCTGTCAGCGCTAAAACCAACGACGCGCACCTGGCACGCCAGCCGTCACGGCAAGGTCTACACCACGGAAGAGGTGCGGGACTTCTACGCCGAGAATGGTAACCGGTACAACTGCTATTGCAGCCAGATACCGGTGCTGCTTAACGACGACGGCAGCATTTTCAATGAAGGTCTGGCAGACAAGCTGAAGAAAGAGCGAAAATCTTGGCAATATTATGCATAGTGGTATGATCATAACCACCATAAAATGATGTATAGGTGAGAAATGAGCAGCGTAACAGCGGCTGATGTAGGTTCATTTTTTTTATCTTTGGTTGTTCCTGTTATTACCGGTGTCGCAGCGGCAGGGTATACCGCCTATTTCGCTTTAAATAGATTTTATAGAGAGAAATGGTGGGAAAAAAAGCATGCCGCTTACAATCAGTTAATCGAAAAGCTTTTTGAACTAAAAGATCTCTACGTAATAGCATCTGATATTACAGAGATGGAATTTCAGGCGGACAGGGGGGAGCGAGACTACCCTAAAGCTAAGGTCGATTGGCATAAATTGAATGAAGTCAGATCACAGGTGCACAGACTCTATGTTCTTTCACCTATCTCCTTCAGTCATAATGTTAAAGAGTTATTGGACAACCTTCTTACCCAAGATACAGAAAAAAATATCAGCATTTATGAAGAAGGTTGTCTTGAATTCATTGCCTATCACGAAATGTCAGGCGTTATACAATCCTCCATAGATGCAATAGTCGATGATGCGAAGGAAGAGCTTAAGTTCAAATAAAAAATAACTATAGGTCGCCACGGCGGCCTTTTTTATTACTCAAAATCCACCAATGAGGACCCAGCATGAAACGCAACCGCGTTAACGTGCTGACCGTCGTCAACTCCGCTTCAAACATCACCACTGAAATCATCGACGGCAAGCCACATATCGTGGTTCGCGGCATCACGCCTGTCGTGGACGATATCGTGATGAACCGGAAGTTGTACCCGGCAGCAGAAATCGAAAAGGCTTACAACACGCTCGAGCGTAACCCGATGCCGCTGGGCCACCCGAAAGTGGACGGCAAGCATGTGTCGGCGCGTGATGTCCGGGCGGTGAACGAGTACCACGTCGGGGCCTGGCTACAGAACGTCAGCCACAAAGACGGGAAGGTGACCGGCGACATGTACGTTAACCGCCAATACGCAGAATCCAGCGAGAAGGGCAAACGCCTGATTAACCGCCTGGATGAGATGCTGGCTGGCACCAACTCCGACCCGATCCACATCTCCACAGGCCTTCTGTATTCCGGAATCGCCGCCAACGGCGAATCGAAGGGCAAGAAGTACAACGAGATCGCCACAAACATGATGTTTGACCATGTGGCTGTGCTGCTTGATGAGCCAGGTGCCGGAACGCCGGAGGAGGGCGTTGGCATCTTCGTTAACTCTGAAGGCAATGAGCAGCAGATTGAAGTTGCCCGCCTAGCTGATGGTATCGACTGCACTCGCGACGGCCTGCTCAACAAAACCAAATTTTTCTTCACCAACGCCTCCAACTTTTCCTTCGACGACATCCAGCGCGCAATTAGTGAAAAGCTGCGAGAGGGTCGATCTGATGACAACTGGCTTTGGCCAGAGTCGGTATGGCCTGACACCTTCGTATACCGGGATGATTCCCGTTATTTCAAACAGAAGTACATCATCGACGATGACGGCAAGGCCCAATTCGTCGGCGAACCTGTAGAAGTCGTGCGCAAACAACCTGAGTACGAGATTAAAACCAACGGAGAGAACGATCCGATGAAAGAATTGATTATCAATGCGCTGCAAGCCGCTGGTAAGCCGACTGAAGGCAAGTCCGACGCCGAGCTGATGGACGCATACAACCAGATGAAGGCCGAAGAAGTCACCGCCAAGAAAAAAGGTGATGAAGAAATCGACCCGGAAACCGGAAAGCCAAAGAAAAAAGAGCAGGCCACCAATAACGAAGGGATGCCAGCGTGGGCGAAAACACTCGCCGATCGCGTGGACGTCGTTTTCAACAGCCTGAACGCGAACGCCGACAAAGAGAAAGGCGAAAAGCGCGCGGCTGTGAAGCTGGCGATGAACATGAGCGATGAAGAAGTCGCAGATCTGGACGGTAAGGCGCTCGACGCCATGTATGCCAAGTGCCAGACATCTTTCGGCCTGAACGGTGCATTCCGCCAGGCAACCAACACCCAATCAGTCAGCGAAATGCCGGAGTAAAAAATGGCTAAAGACGGAAAACACGTAATTCACGCCGGTGGCGTATTCCCTAATCCGCTGCTCAACCGTGAAGGCCGCGCTACTGCGGTCAAGCCTGGCACCCTAGGCTTCTTCGATGCTGGCGTCTTCAAGGTGTCGGTAGATGGTAGCGAAACAGCGATTATCTATGTCGCTGACTTCGACTATCTGCGCTGCAAAACCGTAGATGACACGTTTGCTGTAGACGATCTGCTGGTGGGTATCCACCCACTGCCGGGCATGTTCCTGAACGTCCGGGCTGCGGCCGGAACCTATAAAAAAGGCGACGCTCTTTCAATCGTCAACGGCTAGGTGAAAAAGTGGGCTACTGGCGAATCAGATCGCTGCTATTGCGACGAAGAGCGCTCAATCACCGCCGCTGCTGGCGACCTCATTCGCGTAGTGATTAAGTAAGGAGTCACTGAATGCTTGTTTATTCTAAATCGCTGGGCGAAAAGACCGGCAACCTGGATGTGAACCAGTACCAGTTTGGTATGCTGACGCAGGAGCGTAATGCCGCTTTGAACCATCAGGGCATTAACGTAATGCAGGAAATGGCTGATCGCCTGAATGCAGTTAATCAGCTGAATGGCATCAACGCTGTTCGCTCACCTGCTGATCTGTACAAAGCCTTTGACCAGACTGTGATGCGTCAATTCCAGCCGAACACTGAGTTCACCCTGTTCAACGACCTGATGCCACTGTCTCGATCGGTGCGCATCAACCAGACCGTGTACGAATACGCTAAGTCCGGCGGCCGCATGTGGGCTCACACCTCCATGTCCGGTCAGATCGGCGCAGCGCTGGATGCAGTGCAGTACCAGTACGACGGCACCATGGTTCCGGTGCACGATACCGGCTTCAAGTTCCACTGGCGTGAGCCTCGCCTGAACAACCCGGATGCGTTCGATATCATCTCTGATGCTCAGTTCGAGTCCACCAACGAAGTCCGTCGCCAGTATGTGGATTACATCTACAACGGCTATCGTGACGCGGAAGGCAACTACATCAAGTTTGATGATAAGACCTGGAAAGGCCTGAAGAACGACGAGCGTGTGGCTCTGGTTGATCTGGGTGCATCTGGTCTGAATATCGACTTTACCAGCGCCTCCGCCACGGCAGAGCAGATCCGCAATGCGGCGATTAAGCTGCGCGACACTCTGAAGCTGACCAACAATCAGTACGCAGAGCAGACTTGGTATGTGTCGAGCGCCATCATTTCAAACCTGGAGCGCTATTTCAGCGACAACTACCAGTCTGGCACCATCCTGCAAGAGCTTCTGAAACTGTCCGGGATTGCCGCGATTAAAGAAGATGCTCAACTGACAGGTAACCAGATCCTGATTGTTCCGCTGACGGCTGGCGTGATTGCTCCAATTGTAGGCCAGGCGTTCGGCACCGTTGCCGACCCGCGTCCGTTCTACAACAGCGATTACATCTGGCGTACCTGGGGTGCTGCTGGCCTGATGGTTAAGACCGACATCAACAGCAAGAAATCCGTCATCTACGCATCGAGCTAAGGGGCAAGACATGGCACTGGTAGAAATCATTACAGACAATCTCTATGCCGGTGCCAACCTCCGCAAACTGGAGGTTGGTGCAGTAGTTGAAGTGGACGATGCAACGGCCAAACGTTGGATCGACACTGGCAAGGCAAAGGAGACCGACAAGAAGAAAGGCGAAAAGCTGACATTCGAAGTGGCAACCCCTTCTGCCAAAGCAGGGGACCTGAGTGGACTGCAAAAGCAACTCGCCGACGCACTGGAGCAGAACCAAAAGCTAATCGCCGATGGTGAAGCTAAAGACAAGGCTCATGCTGACGCACTGGCAGCAGAAACAAAACGCGCCGACGATGCCGAAGCAGCACTGGCGGAAGCAATCAAGAAGGCGAAATAACCATGGCTGACCCAATCACAGCGGCAGACGTGCAGGCGTTCCTCGGTGAATTGGGTTACTCCATCCCGGGCGCGCTGCTGGAGCCGATTCTCTGCGTGGTAAACAAGATCATCCCGTGCCTCGATGGAGCGGGGTATGACGAATGCACCGCGAAGCTGATCCTGATGTACGCTGCCGCGCTTATGGCTACTTCGTCCGGTGCGCGCCGCATCAAATCGCAGGGGGCGCCGTCTGGCGCGTCCCGCTCGTTTGAATATGGCGACGACAGCATTACCTGGCTGCGTGACTCGCTGGCCCGGCTTGATACCAGCGGTTGCACCGGTGAGTTACCGATCAGCGCAGGTAATGGCGTCGGCCTGTTCATGGTGGTCGGGGCTGCTGATGACGTACAAATCAGTTAAGCACGGTCTACCGCGCTCGTTCACCCGCGTATGGGTGATGACCGACACCGGGCGGGAGACTACCGGCTACGTGAAATCGGACGGTGAGTGGCATATCAACTGCGAGCGCATCCGGGCTACCGGCGCGAAGGTGCTGCGCTGGAAGGAGGGCTGATGTCGTCTACTGCTTCATGGTCATATAACAAGCCATGCACGATATGGCGCAAGGGAGCTGGCGGTAATGACGAGTGGGGCGATCCTGTCGACCCATATGAACCGCCTGAAACCATCATGTGCGACTACATCGGCGGCTTGTCGGCAAAGCTCGGCTCAATCGGTAAGGAAGTGGTCGTTAAGAACACCTTTTTCACGGCATACGCACAGGCCGATGAGGGCGACTACATCATGATTGGTGTGAGCGCTGATCCGGATCCGGTCGTAGCAGGTGCTGATGAGGTCCGTCACGTGACGCGCTGGAACGACACTCTCGACGGTCTGGAAGATGACTGGGCGATAATTACGGGAGTGTAGCCATGGGCATCAAAGTGAAGGGCATCAGCCAGGCGAAGAAGCACCTGAACGATGTCATCAACGACGTTAAGGGGCGCAAGGTAATCCGCGCCCTCCAGTCAGCGATGATTCTCATCGGTGCCCGGGCAGCCTATTACACTCCGATCGACACCTCCACGCTTATTAACAGCCAGTTCCGCGAAATTGACGCTGGTGGCGTGCTCATTACAGGGCGCGTCGGTTACTCAGCCAACTATGCCGCATACGTGCATGAGGCGTCAGGCAAACTCAAAGGTCAGCCTCGCGCGCACTTCGGTGTGACCAGTTCCGGGCAGCAGTTCGGCGGTGGTACTGGCACGGGCAACTACTGGGATCCGCATGGTGAGCCTCAGTTCCTTACCAAAGGCGCCAATGACGAGCGTGATAACGTTGACGCGGTGATGCGCAAGGAGATGTCGCTATGACACCGATGATGCATGAGCGGGTGCGAAACATGTTCGGCGATGCCGGGTTAACGACCGGCTTCACGGTGCAGCAGTTGATGTACGACGACCCGGGCGACCTGTCGAAGGCGGTCATGGTATTCAGGCCAAACGGCGGGTCAAATATCCGCACCGATCTCGGTTCTGAGTATCACGTCCTGGTTGATGTCGTAGGCGCGAAAGATAAGCGCAAAGACGCGCTCAACGCCGTGCAGCGCATCGTCGATTACGTCCAGGCCAACCCCATGGCTGACGAGTGCATCGGCTACATCCAGAACATGGGCGCAATCCCAGCGCCGGTGCTCACAGAAGAAGGGCGAATAGTCTTCCGACTCCAGTTCGCCTGCACTTACGGCGAATAGCCATTCCCAACCAAATAACCCGCCGAGGCGGGTTTTCTTTTATACGTCAAAGAGGAGTTTCACATGGGTAACTGCCCGAACTCGAACGAGCGCCTTTTCGGCGGTGCGGTCGTGCTGGAAGTCGCCGATGGCTGCCCGGACGTCAAACCACTCGAAGGTGAGTGGATGGCGCTGGCCGCTGGTACGTCGAAGGGCTTCGACTTCAACCCGAACTCGGTTACCTCTGATGCGGATGACGGCGGCGGCTATGTCGAGACCATCATCACCAACAGTGACTTCACCCTGAGCTTTGAAGGCGAAGTGCGAAAGAAGGACAAACTGGATCAGTACGGCGTAGGCAAGTTCATCAAGTATTTCGCTGACGAGCTGAAGGCCAAGCGCCAGCCTGGGATCTGGGTGCGCATGGATTACGGCCCGGTCGAATTCGTCGGCTACATGAACATCACCGCGCTGAGCTCTGACGGTAGTACCAACGACATCGTCACGTTCTCTACCGAGTTCAAAGTCGGTGATGCAACCACCATCGAAGTGAACGAGCTGACTGCTGTAGCGGTGACTGGCGTAACGGTAACTCCGGCTACCAGCACCGGCACCGCAGGTGGCACCAGCACTTTCACGGTGAACATCGCACCAACCGGCGCTACAAACAAAGATTTCACTGTAGCGACAACCGATGCGACCAAAGCAACGGCTACCGCCTCCGGCAACACCGTTACCGTGACGCGCGTCGCCACCGGCAGCGCGCAGATCATCATCAACACCGAAGACGGCAACTTTGTGGCCGTGCATACGGTTACCGTTACCTAACGGACATTCCAAAGGGCGGCGTGCTGCCCTTGATAATGACCGTTTACTGGAAGGCCTATGACCGCTTTAACCGATATTGGCGAACTCTCTATCAGCGACAGCCGAGAAGGCGGGAAAGATTACCTGCTACGGCCTTCATTCGAGGCTATGACGAGGATCGGCACCCCGGAAGAGATTGTGCAGGCATACGCCACCATCCACGGCAATGATGTCGCTCAGCTCATTGAGGTTTGCGCTGGCACGCTGGGGCGCTTTCCTGAATGGCTGTCTCCTTCTTTCAACCGCGCCGCTGAGAAACTTTTATCAACGTGCACACTGGTGCTGCAATCGTGCTGCGATGACGACCTGGCGCCAATGATAGGCGAGTGGAAGGGGTGGCGGCACTGCGTCGTATACCGGCCGGGCAGATTGCCAAAGAACGACATTATCGTGCTGGCGCAACACCTCATGCAGCACGGCATCGTCGGAAAAGCCAAGGTTCGCCAGTTGCAGCGCCATGAAACAGGCGAGCGCACTACAGAGTTTAAAGCATTCGACTACATCAGCGCAGCTCGCAGCCACTTCGGAATGAACCGCACTGAAGCCTCTCAGTTAACGATGACCGAATTTCAGATGCTGCTGGCGGCGAAATACCCGGACCAGAAAGGCTTCACTCGCGATGAATACGACAGCATCGCCGACGAATACCTGGCTAAACAGGCCGCGCGAAGGGCAAAAGCAAAGCAATAACCGGAGAATGACATGGCAGGTGAGAAGAACGCCGGTAGCATCGTTTATGAAATCAGCGCCGACGTTGAGCCGCTGTTACAAGGCGGCAAACAGGCCATTGATGCTCTGGATAAACTGGATGCTGCGGCGCAGCAATCTGGCAAGGGGATGGACAACCTCGACGAGAGCACCTCACAAACCGGATCCGCGTTTACAGAACTGGCTGGATATGCCAACTCCATGGACAACCAGCTGCGCAAGCTGAACACCAACGTGAGCGGCATTGCACGTGCAATGGATGAAGCCCGTAGCGGCACCGGTGGTGCTAGCAGTGAATTCAGCCGTGCAGAATCAATCATCGAGGCGCTGGGCAACCAGTTGGCTGTGCTGGATGAAGCGCAGGAGAATGGCGCGCGTAGTGCTGCCGTCCTTGCTGCACAGCTCCGCGCCGGGTCGAAAGCGACAGACGAAGAGAAGCAGAAGATCGGCGAGTTGACCGGGCGGCTCTTCGACATGAAAGGTGCTGCTGATACTTCGATGGGCAGCAACAAAGGCTGGAAGTCCAGCATGCAGCAGGCTGGTTACCAGGTGCAGGACTTTATCGTACAAGTCCAGGGTGGGCAGTCTGCATTGGTAGCATTCGCCCAGCAGGGATCGCAACTCGCTGGCGCGTTCGGGCCTGGCGGCGCTGTTTTCGGTGCCATAATTGCGCTTGGTTCAGTTCTGGCGGGTGTGCTTATCACTTCGCTTAATGGCGGCAAGAATGCCATGGACGCGCTGAAAGATGCAGCCGAAGCGATGGACAAGGTTATCAACGTCTCTATCAATGGCGTGGCCGCGCTGTCTGACAAATATGCGTACCTGGCGAAGACCAACGCTGAGGTCGCAACGCTGATGCGTAACCAGGCGCTCCTGGAGTACAACGAGGCGATCAACAAAATACCGAAAGCCATCAGCGACGCATCAAGCTCTCTACTGTCTTTCGGTGATAAAGCGTTGTCGGCGTTCTCTGGCGGCTATGCATCGGTAGATGGATTTAATGACCGTCTGGCTACTCTGGAAATTACCACCGATAACTATGCCGAGGCAGTTAAGCAGGCATACGGCGCAGGTCAGGCGTTCCAGGCTACTGCGAACAGCATCGGCAATACCGTTGGAGCCGTAGCGGACAAGTTCGGCATCACCGAGCAGAAAGCATTTGAGCTGAGCAAGCAGCTTTCAGATATTGCCAAAAACCCATCGCCAGAGGCTTTACAGCGTTTAGCTACAGAGTTGCAGAACACGCAGAGCTCTACTGAAAAGGGGCAAACTGCGCTCACAGCGTTCGTTGGTAAGTTGGTAGAATTTTCACGTGAGGCGGTAATCGCCAAAGGCAACGTCGCGGCGCTCAAGCAAGAGACAGACAACCTAACCAGCGGCCAGAAGAACCTGATCAAGCAGTCAGAACGCAATCTGGCACTGTCTAAGCTCCAGGGGGAGGCACGCGCGCGGTTGCAGGCGCAATACGCTGCCGAAGATGCCGGGTTTGCGAAGGATGATCCGCACGCTAAGCAGATGCAGGATGACGCCGCCGCTACGTACAAAAATACGCAGGCGCAGAAAACACTTCAGTCAGAGCAAAAGAAAGGAGCCTCCCAGGCTGATTCTATTGCTCAGAAACTTGCTAACCTCAAACAGCAGTCAAAGCTCGCTGCTGACTCAACCAATAATCTGAGTCGCGAGCAGGCGATCCTGAATGCGCAGCAGTCTCTCGGAAAAGGAGCCACAAAAGAACAGATCGCGCTGGCGGGGCAGTACGCGGCGGCAAAATGGGATACGGCCAACGCACTCAAAGCACAAGCCGCAGCCGAGAAACTCCTGCCAGAAGCGCGCGAAAACGCAAGCTATAAGCAGGATGTTCAGGATCTGAATACCGCTCTGGCTGCTAAGAAAATCAGTCAGGAGCAGTTCAATCAGACATCTGAGAGACTCGAGGCTACGCACCAAGCAAATCTCGCAAAAATCCGCGCGCAGCAGGCGGTGACGCCACAGCAAGATGCGGTAGGTGGCGTTGATCCGGTACAGCAATTGGCGAATGAAAACGCCCGAAAACTCGCGCTTATTCAGGCATACGAGCAACAGGGGCTTATCACTCACCAGAACGCACTAGCTTTACGCGCAGCAGCTGACACCGAATACGAGCAGCAACGCCTTGCGGCGCAGTGGACTCTGTTCTCTCAGCAAAGCGCAGCCAATCAGATGCTTGCGGCATCGCTTGATGCTCTTGGCAATAATGCATCCAGCGCTTTCGCTGGAATTATCACTGACACGCAAAGTGGTGAGGAAGCTGTTCGTTCACTCGCTAACTCTGTTGTTAACCAACTGATCAACTCCTTCGTGCAAATGGGCGTCGAGTGGGCTAAGTCTGCAATCATGGGTTCCACAACCCAGCAGGCTGCAATTGCAGCGACAACGTCAGCTCAGGTTGCTGGCATTGGCGTGCAATCCGCTGCCAGCACGACAGCCGCCGCGGCGTCGACTGCTGCATGGACTCCGGCGGCTATCATGTCCTCCGTGGCTTCATTCGGTGGCGCAGTAGCTATTGGCCTTGGCGCGATGGCTGGCATTCTGGCACTGTCAGGCAAACGCAAGAACGGGGGCCCTGTATCGGCTGGTGGGGTGTATCAGGTCGGCGAAGGCGGGATGCCTGAGATTTACCAGGCCAGCACCGGTAAGCAGTACATGATACCGGGCGACAACGGCAGGGTGATCAGCAATAAAGAAATGACAGCCGGTGGAGGTGGTGGGGTGGTAATCAACATCCAGAACTACACGTCATCGTCCGTTGATGCACAGGCTGGCACTGATGCAAATGGTGGGCTTACCGTTGATGTCATTGTTGCAGACTTGAACAACGGCGGGCCAATCAGCAGCGGTATAACCAGTAACTTCAATGTTAAACGCACGCCAAGGGGGCAGGGCTGATGCCAATTATCGACTATCCCGACTGGCTACCGCTGGCGCAGAAGGCCAGCAAAAACATGACGCTCGATACCGGGTTCCAGACCGATCAGCCAGCGGTCGGCCCGGCTATCTTCCAGAACCTTACTGACGACCTGAAAGTGACCTGGTCCCTGACGTGGATTTTCACCTTGGCGGAAGACCGAGCATTTCAGCAATGGTTACGTAGTCCCAACTATCTTCACGGCGGTCTTTATTGGTTCAGAATGCCGATAAATCTTGGCGGTAGTGGCTTGCAAGTTCAGGAGCTTCACTTTACGAAAGATGGTTTCCCTGTCCAGACCAATATTTCTGGCGGGGTGGTGACATGGACGGGAACCGTTATTGCCAACCACCTGTACAACGCCGATGACGAGTTTGACGACGTAATTGTTGAGCTGCCGCCGCCGTGGGATTCGCGGCTGGATATCGTTGTCACGGGTTATCCGGACGGTCGCGATCCGGAATCACTACCGAGAGTGCCGTAATGTCTACCTTCAGAGCTTATAAGCAGCAACGCCCGACGCGTGGCCTGTACGACACCATCACGTTCTACCATCCATCCTTCGGCTATGTCCGCCTGGTCGATAAGCAGTTCTTCCCGAAGACGCTTGGCGGCCAGACGTACACACCCGCCCGTTTTGAAATCGAAGAGAGCCAGCAGAGCGGTACGCCGGTGATCGACGCTGCGGTGAAGTTAGGGCGTCTGTCGTCTGACATCAAAGCTCTCATGAAGCAGTGGAAGGGAGCGGCCCGGCTAACAGCTATTACGGCCACGCGGCAGATCTTCGACAGCGGCGATGTGTCGGTGCCGATTAAGTCGTGGCAACTTTACGTCAAGACGGTGGATATCGATGCCGACGCCGCATCGGTCACTCTGTCTGTCACCAACCCTCTGAATAACAATATTGGGAAATTATACGATCCCCGCGAATACACTGGACTCCAGTACCTATAAGGCATACTCATGACTAAAGATGAATTTATTCGGCTGGTCATCGGTGTGCCGTGGGCTAACCGGGCCTGCTCGTTCGAGAAAGTCGACTGCTGGGGATTGTGCGTGTTGTATTACCGCCATGTCCTCGGCCTTGAGCTGCACCAGACGCCGGGTTACGAAGCCGGGGCGGACTTCTTCACCTGCTATCAGGGTGACGTTGTTTTCTGGCGCCAGGTCGATAAACCTGTCGATGGCGGGATATTTGTCGGGTACCGCGGCGCGCAACCGGCGCACGTTGGCCTGGTACTGAACCGGCAGGCGCTGCACTCGCGTGGAGAGAACGGAAGCGTGCGCATGGACTCGTTGCTGGTCATTCAGCGGGCATTCACCAAAGTGGAGTATTTTTCTTATGGCGCTGGTTGAGATATCGAATTTTCCAGGAACGCCTAAGCTGCGTTGCAGGGTGCCAAACGGCACCCTTTTTTATGACTGGCTGGCGGCCAATGACGCTACCTTTCACCGCGATCTGCTGATCGTCCGCAACGGCGTAAAGCTGGGCGACGATGATGAGCTGGCGTTTGAACTGAGCGAGCTGGACAACATCCAGATTTTCGACCAGCCGAAAGGTATTGTCGGCGACATCCTGAGTCCGATCTTTAAAGTAGTTGGCCAGGTTTTTTCGTTCCTGGCACCTAAACCGGCCATTGCCAACAGCGGCGGCAATACGGTCGACTCACCGAACAATAGCCTGACCGGTCAGACAAACACGGCGCGCGTCTACAAAGCCAAACCGGACATCTACGGGCAGATTCGCTCTTTCCCGGATCTGATTCAGGAGTCGGTGTTCGAATACGTGCACCAGACGTCCACCGACGGCGGCCTGAAGTACGTTACAGAGTGGATGTGCATCGGGATCGGCAAATACGATTACGAGTCCGTGCGCTACTCAGAATCCAGCCTGGGCTCTCTGGCCGGTGCCGAATTCCAGTTCTTCCAGCCTGGCGAAGTAATCCCGCAGATCGTCGAGGGATACGGGTTCGATGACGTCGACGGGCAGGAGGTCCCCGGGCAGAACGAAGCCAGCGACTTCCCGATCGAAACAGCAACGGCAAACACGGTGGTCAGCGGAACGTATTCCGGCGGCCAGATAGCGATGAAAATCGTTAAGCAGGCTGAGTTCGACTATTTCATGGGGCTGGTTCTGCCGCACGCGGTTACCTTCACCATCAACGTGACGTACAGCACCGCCTCCGGCAACGTTACTACCGATGCAACATTCTCCGGCACGCTGATCTCCGCCGTTGAAACAAACGACGGCGCGGTTGTTGACCCGGTGCGCTGGTACACGTTTACGATGAACCAGCTGGAGGGGCCGCAGGACATCCCGGCGAATGCCACGATCAACACCACGAAATTCATCCTTAACGATAACGAGGCGCTGGTGGTTGGGCCGTTCTTTTCCCCGGTCGAGTCAACTCAGCTGTGGCTGCATACCCAGTCCAGCCTCGGCGGGAAGAAAGAGACCAACTGGAAGGTTGTCATCTGGAAAATCGACGACGACTACAACCAGGTACCGGGAACGCAGCAGACGTTTACGTACCGGCAGACGACGCCGCATCAGTCGACCAGCGAAGTCTTCTACCGCACCGACAAAATCACTCCGACCGGCGGATTTGGAAAGTACGCGGTCAGCTTCCAGCGCACTGATAACTCCGGCGACGCTTCCCTGCTGAAGGTCGAAGAGATCCACAGCATCAACATCCGTACGAATGTCGTTCACCCAACCGACACGCTGGTGCGGGTGAAGGTGAGGGCGACAGAGAACGCACTGGGCAGCCGTGAGCGCAAATATAACGCCCTGGTTACACGTCACACCATCACGTACAACCTGGACACGCAGACGGTGGATTACACGCTGCGTCCGTCACGCTCGTTCGCTGATGCGGTGGCGCACACCTGGCTGATTATGGGTGAACAGCCGCTCAGCAGCATCGACCTCTACGGGCTGTACTCGATCGCCGAAAGCCTGCCTGATGAGCGACTGGGTTACTTCGACTACACGTTCGACGACGAGAATGACTCGCTCGGCGACCGCGTGCAGGCGATCTGTAATGCTGCGTCGGTGGTGGCGTACTGGGACGACGGCGTGCTGACGTTTACCCGTGATCAGAAGGTTGACTACCCGGCTGCCGTATTCAACCGGGCCAACATGAAGACGGACGAGTACAAAATGACGTACGAGGCCACGCTTCCTGGCGGCTACGACGGCGTACAGGTGTCCTACGTCCACCCGACCACGAACAATAAGACGTACATCAACTATCGCGTGCTAAACGGCGCCATCGTCGAACAGGAAGCGGAAAATCCGAACAAGCTGGAGATAGTCGGCTTTCGTAATGAGTATCAGGCCCGGGAGCGCGCATTACGAGAAACCAAGCGCCTAATCTACTCGCGCGTGAAGATGAACGCCAAAGTGTTTGAGGACGGCATTATCCAGGTCGGCAGCGTCATACAGATGCCTGACATCTACGACAGCAACCAGCAGCAGGGTTACATCACCGGACGCTCCGGGAATAACTTTGATACCAGCGAGCCGATCACGTTTAACGGCTCGATGTATGTGCTGGTTACCGACAGCCTGGGTAACCCAACTCCGCGCTATCCGGCCACCGCCCGTAGCGACACGAAGTACGGATTCACCGCGGCAATACCCGGCATTCAGCTCAATATCTGGAACGGAGACACTGTCCAGCTCCCGTCGCGCTACCTCATTGCGACGGTGGAGGAACTGGACAGCCAACTATGGACAGTCAACAGCATCAAACCGAACACAGATAACACGGTATCTCTGACCGTCGCGGAATACAGCGACGCCATCTACCAATAAGAACCGTCCCCGACCAACCCCAACCCGGCCACCGTGCCGGGTTTTTTATGGAATAATTATGGCTACTACACCTACCAACCTGCCTGTTCCAAGCGAATCACCACGCGATCTGAAGTATAACGCCGGGAAAATTGACGAGTTCGTCACTTCGATGGGGTGGACTTATATCGATCGATTTGGTCAGAAGCACTACACAATCGAGGGAATCAATTACATCGCGCAGCAGGCAATGAACGCCTTCGGTTACGTTATCCTTTCAGGGAAAACATTCACCACCGGCGCGACTATCAACAACCCTAATGAGGTGCTGCTGAACACCTCCGACGGCGAATATTACAAATGGACTGGTACGTTTGCATCCGGCCCGAAAGTTGTTCCGGAAAACTCTACCCCTGCCAGCACTGGTGGCGTTGGTCCTGGTTCATGGGTTGGTGTCGGTGATGCATCTCTTCGTGCAGCACTGGCCGCGATGGATGGCGAGAAGTTAATTGGTGAGTGTCCAGACATTGCTACGCTTCGAACTATAGAGCCATCCTATGACAAGCAGCGCATCACCGTACGGGAGCACACCGCAAATACCGGCTATGGTGGTGGTCAGTTCCGGGCCGTAATGTCAGGATCGTCGTACGCTGATAACAACGGGACAATCATCAAAACTAGCGGTGGCGCTGCATGGGTGCGGGTAAACGTCGGTTATATATCACCGTATATGTTCGGAGCGCTACCGAGGGTTGACGCAACTACCCCTACAGCACATACAGCCATTAATGCGGCGGCGGCAGCCGCTGTGTCACAAAACGCCATATTTGATGGGCTCGGAGCTACATTTAATGTAACCGGGGAATGCACAATCAACAACAGCAACTCCATAATTTTTCAGAATATGGGTCTTGTCGTTACTGATGTCGCTGCATCTTTCAATGTTGTGCGCGTGCGCAACGCAGACCACACTATACGACGAATACGTATTGAGGGGAGCAACTCTAAAGTTCTTGGTATTAATGTAGAATCTACCGCAACAGGTACTATTGTTGAGAGCTGTAAAGTAACCAATACTGGGCTAACCGCGATATACAGCACCGCCTCGCGAGTTGTTGCCAGGAATAACCAGACAGACTCTTGCGGTCTTTTAGGAACAGGCAACTACCGTTGCAGTATCTGGTTCAACGAGAACGAACATGCTGTTATGGAGGGGAACATTTGCACCCATTGCGCTTGGGGAATCCTAATGAGAAATACCATAGGAACATCTCAAGGTTACTTTAATACCATGCGTAACAACATTGTAGTTTCCGCTTCAGGTACGACGGCAGACTGCCAGGGGATATCAGCATCTGCCCAGATCCACCTGAGCACCACTGATAATATTGTGCGCGGTTTCCCGAATAACGCAATTGACCACCAGAACTGCTTCGGCATGATTATAACCGGAAATCAGATTCACCAATGTAACGATGGAGTGTTTATCGGAGACAGGTCTTGTGGCCGCATCATCATTTCAAATAACAATATTGAGGCCTGCTTTACAGGCATCCGTTATTACAACCCGTCAAACTCAACCCCTGAGTATCAGAATCAGACTTTTGCCGATGTTCAGATAACAAATAATGTCATCTATACGTCTACATCACGAGCTATCTGGGTGATTATGACTGGAACAACTTCGGCTAATTTCATGACAAATGTCAACGGTAATATAGTTGACGGGAACGGCTCCGCGGGTCTTGGTATTGTTATGGATACTGTGACATACGGAAGTGTTAGCCAGAACCAAGTACGAAGAGTCAGGGGCCATGGTATTGACTTAGCATCCTGTGAGGGGCTGCGGGTTATGGGTAATAGCATTGCGGATGCCGGGTTTACCACAACCGGCACGTACAACGGCATTAATCTAAGCAATTGCAACCGCTGCAATGCATCTGATAACTACGCAGTAGGGCCTTCTATGATTTATTCTGTGGTACTTGGTGGCGGGGCTTATAACATGGCGTATACCAATCACGCGCGCTCAACCTCAGGAGCGACGGCAGTTAGCATTTCCGGTGGTACTGGGAACGTAGAATCATTGAATATTAAGTCATAACTAATGCGCCCCTAATGGGGCGCAACTATTCAGATTGGCATACCATATTTGGCATTCATTTCTCTGTCCGGCTGGATTTTTATCTCAATGTTACGAGGTATCAACCCATTGGACTTAAGAGTTTCTGAAATGGCTTTTCCTCTTGTTACCGGGAACGGCCAGTTGTCATTGTTATCACCCTTGGGCACATGTAGGGTCATTGTGCGTTGGTTTCCATTAACTGCGTTTTGCACCTGCTCAATCATATCTTGACCTATCGCGTAAGCAACTGAAAAAGGAACGTTCCCACTATTTGACTCTCGCAAAGAATGAGACTGGTCCGTGGTCTTGTTAATTAAGAACAGCATAACTATTGGAGCGAAATAGTGAACAGCCTTAAAGCGCTCAATGAAGTACCCCAAGCCCAAACTGGCAGCAACTATCAAGTACATAAAAGAACCCCACATTGCCACAGGTCGAGTAGCATAGTTAGCACTAGCCTTTGCGCACACCAGAATAAGAGCCAATGTAGTGATGGCACCAGAGATAACCGATACCCAGAAAGCGTATCTTTTACCTTCAGTACTTTCATCTGAATTTCTTCTTAGCAAAAACACTGCACCGCAAACCAATCCAACAGTCAGCACAATGAAGAAGGTGCGATCTGTTAATTTAAGCAGTGAGTAAAATGCATTGACTGTACCTGAAATATCCAGATGATCTTTTGCCATTCGGTCCGCTCTTCCTCCGTTCATTTCAAAGAGAGCAGAAATAGCCCACATCGCCAGAGTGATGCAGTGGAAAGGGTAATCCTTAATCGTCTCAACAATTTTAAATCTGTTGCTAATGAGATTCAGAAGAAGTACCACACCGCACATAACTGCAAGCAAAACACTGGCAAAAATGTTCGAAAATACACATAGGTAAATGGAAAATATCAGAACGCCAGAAAAGATCGCTCTTTCGTAAAAGAATGGCTTTAAGGTTGACGACATTCTTAAAACGTAAAGTGCCAGCGTGCCGTTTATTAGGGCTGGAACAATATAGTGATAATAACAGGTAAGATTTTGCTCCCACAACAGGTATGGACTGTTATTATTATTTAGAGTTCTGAATAGGCCGAACAGGCACAGTAAGTAGAAGATCACTAAAACTGAACTTGTGTAAGTTGATAACCCTGCGGTCTTCCTCATCAAAAGATAGAATTGATAAAGGAATAACACAACAAGAACTGCAACTAAAACCGCTGTCAAATAAGCAATAGCTTCAAGGAATGTAAACCCAAGAGGCATAACGACAGATGAGGCAATGTTACCAAATAGTGGGAAAGATACCTCAGGAACTACCTTGATAGGGTTAAAACCGCCCCATTGCGGATATGCTTGCCTACCGGAAGAAAGGTTGATCCACTCATCGCCAGAAGTAATAGTTACCGGATGAATAACCGTAAAAAACACAGCCACAACTGCGAATACAAATGTGAACAACACCCACTTTATTTGAATCTCTTTTCCCAAAGTCTGACTAATCATTTCTCGTCCTTCCGAATATCATTGAAATCTTTTTTGATGATGTATCGAGGCCTTCCTTTAACTTCAACATAAATTCTGCCGATATATTCCCCAAGCACACCTATGCCTATCAACTGAATCCCGCCCAAGAAAAGTATTGAAACCAGCATTGATGGATAGCCGCGAACCGGGTTGCCGAACGCTAACGTGTCGACGATCATCCATGCGCCATAGATGAAGGCCAGGCCAGCAACGAACAAGCCGATATACGTCCACATGCGCAGTGGGAAAGTTGAGAAACTGGTGATACCCTCTAACGCTAGGTTCCACAGTTTCCAGCCATTAAACTTAGAATCCCCGGCAACACGTTCTGCGCGGGCATATTCAACAACATCAGTGCGGCCGCCAACCCAACTCAAAACGCCTTTCATGAAAAGGTTGCGTTCTGGCATTAGCTTGATGTTTTCAACCACATCTCGAGACATCAGGCGGAAGTCGCCAACGTTTTCCTCGATCTGCGGATTGCTGATTTTGTTGTGCAGCTTATAGAACCACTCTGCGGTCTTACGCTTGAGTCGCCCATCGGTGGACCGGTCAGAGCGTTTAGCCAGCACCATATCCGCCCCGGCCTGCCATTTCTCTATCAGGTGCGGTATAACCTCAATTGGGTCCTGCAAATCAACATCTATCGGGATAATAGCTTCGCCGCTTGCATGGTCCAGTCCTGCAAACAGCGCAGGTTCTTTACCGAAATTGCGGGTAAAGGAAAGAGGAATGACAAGCGGATCGGCCACAGCGAGCGCATTTATTATTGATTCTGTCGCATCTTTACTGCCGTCGTTGATAAAGACTATCTCTACTTCATGCTGTTGTAGCTCTTCAAACTCCCGCACGGTTTTGTAGAAGATTGGAATAGCATCTTCTTCATTAAATACCGGAACGACCAGAGAAATTTTCATTTCGCATCCCTAAAGACAATGAACTTTGAATAGATAAAGCCGCACACCAGACTGATAGCGGAGAAGAGAATGAGAGTCACAATTGGAGCCATACCGGACTTATCGGCAGCCCAACCAACAGCTGCGCTCAAGGATCCCATAAACCCTACATACAGCATGTAGCGCATCGTGGTTGTCGAAGACTTAAACGTGAACCTGGCGTTTGCAAAGAAGCTGAATGACACCGCCACGACGAACCCGGCGAAGTTGCCAAGAGCCTGACCTGTGTGAAACGCGTATATGCAAATAGCGAACACAACCCAGTGAATGAGCGTGTTTATGACGCCGATCGATGTGTACTTAGCAAAGAGCTTTAACATTATAAAAATCAGCAAATTCGGAAAGGTCTGAAGTTTAGCATCACTGTCCAACTTGATCGACTCTCATATTTGACGATACTGTACATAAATACAGTTGTTTTTGGAGGGGCCATGGAGGCAAAAGCTCAGCGATACAAACTTGAACAGTTATGTAGCGTTAACCGCTACTCATGCCTGGTTGAAACATCAGGTGGTTATGCGCTTTTTCAGCCTGATCTTGTGCCCGACAACGGAACGCGCGTGCTGGTGCATGCGTTCGGCCAGCTACAGTTCGCGGTCGTTATGGGCGGTGCGCTCATCACCGAAGACGGTGAAAGCATAGAGGGAGATGCTTTAGATGAAGTCGAAGTCATGGGAGTTGTAACCTTTTTTATCAATGGCGCTGCGGCGTTCACAGACGACAATCCGGTGATGTGATGTTTGCCCTTGTCGATGTGAACTCATTTTATGCCAGTTGCGAGACGGTATTCAGACCAGACCTGCGTGGGCGGCCTGTTGTCGTTCTGTCGAATAATGACGGCTGCGTAATAGCACGTAGCGCCGAGGCAAAGGCAGCCGGGATAGCGATGGGTGAGCCGTTCTTCAAGCAAAAGGACCTATTCCGGCGCGCTGGTGTTGTTTGCTTCAGCAGCAACTACGAGCTCTATGCAGACATGTCCAGCCGGGTAATGACTACGCTGGAAGAAATGAGCCCACGCGTGGAAATTTACAGCATAGACGAAGCATTCTGCGATCTGACCGGCGTAAGAAACTGCCGGGACCTGACTGAGTTCGGGAAAGAGATCCGCGCGACTATTTTACAGCGGACACATCTCACAGTCGGAGTCGGCATAGCCCAGACCAAGACGCTGGCGAAGCTGGCTAACCATGCTGCGAAAAAATGGCAACGGCAGACTGGCGGGGTGGTTGACCTCTCAAACGTCGACCGGCAGCGCAGGTTAATGGCACTGGTGCCGGTAGAGGATGTCTGGGGCGTTGGCCGGCGCATCAGCAAGAAGCTGAACGCTATGGGCATCAAAACGGCACTGGACCTCTCAGAACAAAGCACGTGGATTATCCGCAAGCACTTCAATGTCGTGCTGGAGCGAACCGTCCGGGAACTGCGTGGTGAGCCTTGCCTCGACCTGGAGGAGTTCGCGCCAGTGAAGCAGGAAATCGTATGCAGCCGATCGTTTGGCGAACGCATTACTGACTATGAGCAAATGCGACAGGCGATTTGCAGCTATGCGGCCCGTGGAGCTGAAAAGCTACGTGGTGAGCACCAGTATTGCCGTTTTATATCCGCCTTCGTTAAGACCTCTCCGTTTGCGCTGAAGGAACCCTATTACGGCAACAGCGCATCCGTTCGGCTTCTCACGCCAACTCAGGACAGCAGAGACATCATCAACGCTGCGGTAAAGTGTCTGGACAAAATCTGGAAGGACGGCCACCGTTACCAGAAAGCGGGTGTCATGCTGGGCGACTTTTTCAGCCAGGGCGTGGCCCAACTAAACCTGTTCGATGACAGTGCTCCCCGAGCTGGTAGTGAGAAGTTAATGGAGGTACTGGATCACCTGAATGCAAAGGACGGAAAGGGCACGCTCTATTTTGCCGGGCAGGGTATACAGCAGCAATGGCAGATGAAGCGTGAAATGCTTTCTCCACGCTACACCACCCGGTTTTCAGATCTTCCTGTGGTTAAGTGACGGGCTCTATAAGTTCTGGTCCCTGATTCTTCACATTACCCACGGCGCGCGTAACGGCATGCCAGATAAACTTGTCGGCGGGCACTGTCCCGTCGGCTATTATCTCCTCAGCTTCTTTCCCACCTACATCCTGACGCATCCATTCGCGCGCCGCTTCAGGCGACAGAACCAGTGGCCGGCGGTCATGAATATCGACCAGTCCTTTGTCAGCAGCAGATGTCACGATCAGGAAGCCCTCTGCTTCATCGCCGCGTTCGAACGGTGTGCTGCCGATCGCCGCCATGAATATCGGCTGGCCGTCGGCGCGGTGTATGAAGTAGGGCTGCTTCTTGTCGCCTTCTTTCTTCCATTCGAACCATCCATCGGCAAAACAGATCGCCCGGCCATGCTGCCAGAGAGGTTTGAACATGCGGCTCGTGGCCGCCGTCTCGACGCGCGCGTTAATCAAAGGCGCTTTATCCCACCACCCGGGCGCGTAGGACCACAGAACCGGATCGAGATGTAACTGCTCATCGCGTTCGCTCAGTAGCAGCACTTTGGTTCCTGGCGCCACGTTGTACCGGCCAATAGGTTCCGGGTCATATGCAATATCGCGATCGCCTTCATCGGCAAGATATGCCAAATAGTCTTCACGGGTTTGTGCTTGTGCAAAGCGTCCACACATAGAAACCTCCAGTCAGTCAGACTGAAAGTATAGGGCAGGGAGAAAAAGTAGCGCGCGCTAGTTAAGTCTTACAATCGGATCGGTGGGGATTATGCTGATGGTATGGGAGGGCGTAAAGCAGCGTGATACGAAACTGGAAGGAGCTACGCAAAGTTGGGGGATCGGGAAATTACATAGCGATGTCTGGTGGCATGGCTATGCATTCTCTGTGTCATAGATGTGTCATGCATGAATGTATCAGAAGAAAACGAGAAAGCAGGTAACGACACGTAATGACACAAATGCGTAGCGAGCGCGGAAAAACCAATGATATTACAGTGCGTTAAATAGTACTCTACGTTCTTCTAAGCCGTAGGTCGTAGGTTCGAATCCTACAGGGCGTGCCATTAAATTTCACATATTGCCGCCTGCGCGACGTCCTGCTGATTTTCTCCATGAAATACCCCTCGTGAAAGTAGCGTTAACGCACATTTTTCACAGCACAATTGACTGTTATAACAGTATTTTTCTTACCCTATGGCAATTTTGCTATTCCTCTACCATGCTCATATCACCTCACTCTTACTCGTGGGGCTTTTCGTAGTTGCTGATTAATCTCAAGGAAAAAGGTTATGAAAAAAACGACTGCTATTTTGATGGGCGCTGCATTTCTGTTTACCACCAATACCTTTGCGGCTGAACTGCTGACGAAAAACGAGTTTGAGAAAGTGGAATCACAGTATGAAAAAATCGGTACGGTTAGCACTTCCAATGAAGTCTCGGTAGACGACGCGAAAAAAGAGCTGATCGAGAAAGCCGATAAAGAAGGTGCTGATGTTCTGGTGCTGACTTCCGGCAACACCAACAACAAAATTCACGGTACCGCCGATATTTTCAAGAAAAAATAA